ATGATCCACAAGCATTAGTACAGGCTAAAAAACTTGTCTCTGAATTACGTTTCCGGGGAGTGGAAGCTATACTATTTGAAAGTATCATTGCAAGTGATCCCGGAAGTATGAAACAAAACGATGCAGATTATTTAATTAAACAATTAATAAACTGATATTCAGTAAGATGAAAAATAAATTAGGATATAAAAAAAATATCATTTACCTTTACTTTTTCTTTAGAATATTTCACATGAGATGGGCATGCAATATAAAAAATTCATTCTCCATTACTTTGCGGTTTTGGTGAAACTAGTCAGGAGCAAATACAGTCCCATCTACTGGAAAGCTCCTGACTTTTTAATTTATACCTATTATGGAAAGAACTAAATTCACTACCCAACCACTTCCACAGTTGTACAATGTGGAAGATGAACCAATTGTTTTATCAAAATGTTTGCTTGATATACTTCTGAAGCAACCAAACTGTTCAGACTTAATTGCCCTGTATACATTTTACTATTATACGGCAAAATGGCAAAAAACAAATCAACCCAAATCTACCGCAGATTATACAGCACAGGGAATGGGATGGTCAATTAAAAGGGTTAAGCGATGTAAAAAAAGACTGATAGAAATAGGGTTGATAGAAAGTATAGTATCAAAAAATATGGAAGGTAAAGTAAGTGGTCATTTCGTAAAGATTAACTTTGTATGGCAAGTTGCGGAAAACCAGAGGGGTCTTTTTCCACTGGGTGGCGAGAGTACCCACAAATGCTTAAGAACTAATAATAAAAGCATAACTACAACTAAAAAGATTAATTCCGCAAGAAAGATAATTCCCCCTCCATTAGAAATGGTGCAGAAATACTGCCAAGAAAGGAAGAATGGTATTGATCCGCAACATTTCATGGATTATTACATTTCCAAGGATTGGATGGTTGGAAGAGTGCGGATGAAAGATTGGCAGGCAACCATCCGCAATTGGGAGAGAACCTCTAAAAAAGATAATCTTAAAAACAAACCTCCATACAAAGAATGGGATGGAAGAAGATATTATTTACAACCAGATGGAGAGTACCGCAATAAAAAAGGTACTTTATATGTTGAATAAAAATGATTGAGCGGCAAATAATAATTGGATTAATTACATCCGCAGAATATCTCAAAAGGGTAAAATCTGTATGGAATCCAGAATTACTGGAATCTAACGTTGCCAGACTTTTATCTCTGTGGGTGTGGGAATATTATGATGCTTATGGTAAAGCCCCAGGGAAAGATATAGAGAGTATATTCTTTACGAAATTGAAAGAAGGGATGGTACAGAAGGATGTTGCGGAAGAAATTGAAGAAGAAATTTTACCAAGTTTATCAGAAGAGTACACACAGGAAGAGTTTAATCTGGAGTACCTGTGGGATGAAACTAAAAAATACTTTAATGACCGTCACCTTGCCGTACATTCTGAGATTATAGAATCCCTGAGGGCAAAAGGAAAACTTGAAGAAGCAGAAAAAATAGCCAGAGAATTTCGTCCTTTGGGGCTTTCCGTACATAATCTAAATAATTTCATTCTCTCTGTTCAGGATATCCGCACCCACACTCGTCCCACTCTTACCACCCTGATGCGGCCATGGCTCAAAGAAGGACAGACTACTATTATTTATGGAAGTTACGGATCAGGGAAATCACTTTTGGCCATTGCCATAGCTTACCTGTTAGGGTTGAAAGATTTTGATGGTAAAGAATGTGAAATTGGGGAATGGCAGGTTAAAAAAAGGTCAGGTACATTATACATTGATGGAGAATTGGGGGAACAGGAAATGGAGGATAGGATAAAAAAGTTTGAATGGTTGGGAACACAACTCAGACCTATCCGCATTCTTTCACTTCCAGAATATCAATTGATTACGGAAGATGCTTTTTACATATCTAATAGAGAAAACCAATTAAAAATTATTCAATGGCTTAAAAGCAATCGTGGTTATAAACTTGTTATTTTAGATAGTGCCAGCACTCTGTTTGGTTTGGTGGATGAGAATGATAACTCTGAATGGAATAACAAGGTTAATCCATTCCTACGTGATCTGAGAGCCTTAGGAGTGGCTTGTATACTTTTACACCATGCAGGGAAGGATAACAGGAGAGGACTGAGAGGGGCATCAGCTATGGGTGCAATGGCACACAACATATTCAAGTTATCTAATCATGGAGATAATGATATTGATGATGGAGAAGCTTGGTTTGTCCTCAGTAAAGACAAACAGAGAGCGGGTGGGTATAGTTTTAAAATGTTTGGGTTGCGGTTTTTTCAGGAAAATGATGAAACTGAAACCCATTGGGAAGTCACAGGTATAGGGGATGCTAAGAAATAAAAACACAAACATTGAAAAAAATTAAAAAATAATTGTATAATAGTAATAGAATATCTTATTGTTTAATTTAATCAAATTTAAAAGCTATGACAAATGACAAAGAATTGCGGTCAGCCGCAAAGGAACTCATCACCGTCCTTGGATTGGTGGATGAAAACAAGGAGGACATTGTTATTAAAAAAACAACCTCCATTAAGGAAATCAAAAAAATCATCAATGATGTAATCACTGAAAAATTGATTGCACCTACAGATGAACTCTCTGAAGAAACTAAAGCAGTGTTGGAAAGTATGACAGAGAAAACTCCAAAACAGATTGCGGATAAGTTGCATAAGGAAAACATAGCCAATGCAAAACCAAACTCAATCAAAGGTATGGACAATCCTGAGGAAGATGAAAAGGAAAGTGATGATGAAGAAGAGATTGAAGATGAAAACAAAGAAGAGATTGAAGATGATGATGAAGTACCAGAGAAAAAGAAACCTGCTAAAACTACGCATGCTAAGACTGCCCCAGCAAAAAAGGAAAGGAAACTTGAAGGGAATGCAATGAAAACAAGAATATCCTGTATCTGTGCTGTTTTATCATCTATTCCTTCAAGAGGGAGAACTTTGAATGAACTTGTTATTGTTGCGGATAAAGATTTTGGCAAAGCTGGGGGTGAATCCAATTTTGACCAGACAATGCGGTATTTCAGGGTTCTCATTCCTGCCGCAATAGAATGGAAAATCATTTCCAAAAGTGATGACAAATATTTTCTGGCAGAATAAATGCTCGAACTGAACAGACTATATAATTTGGATTGCATAGAAGGAATGAAAGAGTTCCCTGATAAGTATTTTGATTTGGCTATTGTTGATCCGCCGTATGGGATAGGTGGAGATAGTTTACATTCAAATAGGAGACTGAATGGTGCAGGAAAATTGAAAGATCGAGTTATAAATAAGTTAAATACAAAATGGGATAATACACCCCCAACTAAAGATTATTTCAAAGAATTAAAAAGAATTAGTACAAATCAAATTATTTGGGGTGGCAATTATTTTGAACTTGGAAAAACGAGATGCTTTATTGCTTGGGATAAAGTACAACCCTGGGAAAATTTCAGTCAAGTTGAACTTGCTTATACAACATTTGACAGCCCTGCACGACTTTATAAATATGACAATAGAACGAATGACAAAATCCATCCCACCCAGAAACCCATTGCCCTTTACAAATGGCTTCTCAAAAACTACGCAAAGCCCGAATTTAAAATTATCGACACCCACGCTGGAAGTTGCTCTTCGGTTATTGCTTTTTTAGATTTCGGCTGTCAGTGGATAGCTTTTGAGATTGACAAAGACTATTACCAGTCAGCAAGCAAACGAATTGAGAATCACAAAAAACTACCCAAACCATTTTTTAGTGATCCATTATTAAATGAATTGGAATTAAATAAACAAAAAGGATTTTTTGACAAATGAATGTTTAATACATAGTGAACAAATGAAAATTAACAAACAACAACTACAACAAGCCTTGGAAATAGTAAAACCAGGGTTGGCAAACAGAGATAGTATTGAACAAGCTACCTCATTTGCTTTCATCAAAGGGCATGTCATAACCTATAATGATGAAATCAGTATCTCTCATCCCGTAGAAGGATTGGAACTGGAGGGGGCAGTGCCGGCTGACCTTTTGTACCCTCTTCTGTTAAAAATCAAACAGGAGGAAATAGAGATTGAGATAAAAGAAAATGAAATTTTAATCTATGCTGGGAAAGCTAAAGCAGGACTTGCCTTGCAAAGTGAAATTAAATTGCCTTTGGAAGATGAAACGGCAAAAAAAGGAAAGTGGAAACCTTTACCTGAAAATTTTATAAAGCTTATAGGTTTTGCTATCCCTTCCTGTGCCAAAGATTCTTCATCCAATATAATTCTTACCTGTGTTCATGTAACTAAAACAGGATTTATTGAGGCCTCTGATAATTTCCGATTGACCCGTTGTAATCTGGGAAAGGACATGCCTATTAAAACTTTCCTGTTACCCGCAGATTCTGCCACTCAAGTCATTAAACTCAATCCTGTAAAGATAGCTGAAGGGAAAGGATGGGTACATTTCCAAACTAAGGCAGGGACGGAAATCAGTTGCAGAATATTTGAGGAAGATTTTCCTGATGTGACTGCTTTATTAGAAGCAGATGGTGTTAAGTTAATACTTCCTCAATCTTTGCAGGAGATATTAGACAGGGCTATGGTAATTGCTAAAAGAGAACGGTCAATAGAGGAAAATGTATCCATTGATTTAGTGGATAAAAAACTTAAAATCAAAGCAGAATCAGAGGTTGGTTGGGTTACTGAAGAAACACCTTTGCGGTATGATGGAAAACCAATTCACTTTGATATAACTCCATATCTGTTGAAAGGAATCCTATCAGAAACTCAGGAATGTGAATTGTCAGAAAATAAAATTAAGTTTGAGGGAGAAGGTTGGGTGTATATATCAGCTCTAAGATCAAGTAAATAATCAAATGCTTAAACTAAACAAGCTATATCTGATGGATTGTATGATCGGGATGAAAGAGTTCCCTGATAAGTATTTTGATTTGGCTATTGTTGATATTCCATATGGCATAGGGGTTGGGAAAATGGCATATTTGAAGGAAGTAAAAACTACAGTAAAACAAAAAAACGGAACAAGATTAAATGCGAATAGAAACAAAAAAATATTTGAATTTAAAGAATGGGATAAAAAACCACCCCCGCAAGAATATTTTGATGAATTAAGGCGGATTAGTAGAGAACAAATAATTTGGGGAATTAATTATGTTGATTGGAAAGGAGTTGGGAGCGGTAGAATAAAATGGGATAAGGGTGTGCCAGATGGTGTTAGTTTTAAAAGATATGAAACTGCTTATTGTAGCTTAATTGATAATGAAATTGAAATGCCATTGTTGTGGGCGGGAATGTGTCAAGCAAAAAGTATTTATGAACCAATGGTACAACAAGGTAATAAAAAATTAAATGAAAAAAGAATTCATCCTACTCATAAACCAATCATGCTTTATAAATTATTATTAAAAAATTATGCTAATCCAGATTTTAAAATTATTGACACTCATGCCGGTTCATGTTCATCAGTCATTGCCTTTTTAGATTTCGGATGCCAGTGGATCGCCTTTGAAATTGATAAAGATTACTACCAGTCAGCAAGTAAAAGAATTGAGAACCATAAAAAATTACCAAAACCTTTTTTCAATGATCCATTATTAAACAAATTAGAATTAAATAAACAAAAAGGATTTTTTAACAAATGATAGAAGGATTTTTCACGAAAAAGGAGACAGCCTCTCTTTCCCGTCCTGATGGGAAAACCTACTCATGTGTATCCTGTGGATTATACAAAGGGGTGAAAAGTCCACGGATGCAACCTTATGGTAACTTCAAAAAGGGTATACTGAATATTGGGGAAGCTCCTGGAGAATCAGAGGACAGAGAAGGAAAACCATGGCAGGGGAAAGTAGGGCAACTCCTTCAAAGAACCTACAAAAAGTTGGGAATAGACTTATTTGAGGATTGCCTGAATATAAATGCCTGTCATTGCAGACCTATGGATGAAGATAGGGATAATCGTACCCCTACTAATTATGAAATAGACTGTTGTCGTAAGATCAATTTCAAAATCATAGAACAGTACAAACCCAAGGTTATAGTTTTATTGGGAAATTCGGCCGTTTATAGCCTCGTAGGACGTCGTTACAGGAAGGACTTAGGGGGAATATCCAAATGGAATGGATATTGCATTCCTGATCAGGATTTGAAGTCGTGGATTTGTCCTACATTTCACCCTAGTTATATTGAGAGATCAGAGGAAGGGGTAGAGGAAACCATATGGAAACAGGACTTAAAACAGGCTATTGGAATGATAGGTATTCCTTTTCCACAATATAAAGAACCTAAGATAGACATAATAGAAGATTTATCCGTATTGAATGGAATAAAAGGAGAAATAGCCTTTGATTATGAAACCACAGGCAAAAAACCTCATGCCGTAGGACACAGGATTGTTTGTTGCTCTGTAGCTGATAGTCCTGACCATGTTTATGTTTTTATGATGCCACACAGCAGAGAAGAACGTAAACCTTTTGTAAACCTGTTAGCCAATCCACAAATAGGAAAAATAGCACAGAATATGAAGTTTGAGGAATCATGGAGTGTGGTAAGGCTAAAACAATCCGTAAACAATTGGATATGGGATACTATGTTGGCTGCTCACATCCTTGATAACCAACCAGGGGTTACTGGTTTAAAGTTTCAAGTATATACTCAGTTTGGTGTGGTGGATTATTCTTCTGAAGTAGAATCATATCTTCAATCTGTGGATGAAACCAGTGCAAATAGTATAAACAGGATTATGGAATTGGTTAATGATAAACAGGGGAAAGATAAATTACTGAAGTATTGTGCATTGGATTCTATCTTTGAATACAGATTATCTAAATTACAAAGAGAACTTATATTACCATTTTAATCATGGCAAAAGAACCTAAAGAAACTTTGTTTGGGGATTTGGAAAATTTCAAGTCATGGAGAAAGGAATGGCAGGGAATGCCTGAATTCAGTCAGAAAGACCTGACTCCTTACCGTTCTATTCTGGTACATTTTCGTGATGAAGAAGGAGTGCGGAGGTTTGCAAAATTGATGAGCCAAACAATAAGTAAAAGGGCAAAGTTTATATGGTACCCAAAAGTACAGATTGTACGCAGAAATAAAGTATATGTAGATTATGTAGATGTAATAAAAAATGAAGATAAAAAGGATAAAACCACTAAATGAATTAACTCCATGGGTTTGGGCAATTGAACCCGTACATGGTTGTAATTTGCGTTGTGGTCACTGCTCTCATGCATTAGATGCACCTAATGATATATCCTTTATGTCAAAGAAAACTTGGATAAACTGTTTTAATATTTTAAAGGAAATATCTCCCACTTGCAGGATTGATTTATGTATCTCAGGAGAACCAACTTTACATCCTGATTTGCTTGAATTTTTATCAATTGCCCGTAAAATAAATCCACTTGGGCAAATTCAGATTACTACAAATGGTACTATGATCTCTAATGGAAAACTAACTTATAAGGAATTGTTTGAGGCAGGAGTAAACATTCTCTATGTAGATATGTATGCCCCAAAGGAATTGCACATTAAACTAGCAAAAGAGTCAGGATATGAATGGTATGAGTATTATGATAACAAAGAGAAGAAAAAAAGCCCGTGGACTTACTGGGGACCAGATATAAAAATGATAGTATTACAAGAACAGCCAGATAATTGGCCAAAATCACGCTATCATGCTGGATTATTAGGTACTTGGTATAATCATTTGAATTGGGGTAAAGCTCGTAAATATGGATTATACCCTGTCACAAAGCCATTAACAAGACGTTGCAATCAACCATTTCTTTATGTTCCAGTTCATGTATCTGGAAGTTATCTACTTTGTTGTCAAGATAATTGGGGAGAAACTGCAGGAGTGTTTGGCTCAGTAAATGAGGGGGGAATTAATGGATTTTTAAAATATTGGTTTGGTAAAGAATTACAAACTATACGAAGAAGGTTGCGGTTGAAAAATAGAGCAGATACTTCATACTGTTCTCGTTGTTGTATAACATTCTCCCGTTGTGATTTTAAACATTGGACTGATGAGCAAGTAGGTAAATACTATGATGGTGAAAAATTTGTAAAAATGCCTCCATATGAATCCAAAATACCCAGTATACGTAGTATCCAAGGGACGTTGGGAATCACGGTTGACAAGTAAATGTTTTGAAAGCATGAAAGTACCTTATCACATAGTGGTAGAGGAGCAGGAATACAAAAAATATGCCGCAGTAATACCCCCTAACAAGATATTAGTTTTACCTAAAAAGTATCAGGATGAGTATGATGTATGTGATAATCTTGGAAATAGTAAAAGCAAAGGTTCAGGTCCCGCAAGAAATTTCTGTTGGGATCATTCTATGACTTTAGGATCAAAACGGCATTGGGTATTAGATGATAATATATCTGGATTTCTGAGGTTAAATAATAACCTACATTCCCATGTAACATCAGGAAATATATTTAGAGCTGCGGAAGACTTTGTGGATCGGTATGAAAATGTAGCATTAGCTGGATTTCAATATGATTTTTTTGCTCTGAGAAGGCAGTATTACCCAGCATTTGTACTGAATACCCGCATTTATTCCTGTATACTAATACTGAACAAAATACCTTATCATTGGAGAGGACGGTACAATGAAGACACAGACCTCAGTATAAGAGTTTTAAAAGATAGATGGTGTACTATATTATTTTATGCTTTTCTACAGGAGAAAAGCACTACTATGACAGTAAAGGGAGGGAATACTGAAGAATTGTATCTGATAGAGAATGGGAGATTGAAAATGGCACAAACTCTGAAAGAACGTCATCCTAAGCTGACAGATATAACATGGAAGTGGGGACGTTGGCAACATCAAGTAGATTACAGACCTTTTAAACACAATAAATTGATAAGGAAATCAGGTGTAGTTATCCACAAAGGAGTAAATAATTACGGAATGATATTGAAAGATTTAAAAGATATACAAAATGATTGTGAAAGCTAAAACATATGAGGCTTACCAATTACTACATAATGGGATTTTAGCCCTATCTCATGCTGAACAAGCAGGGATGCGGATAGATACGGATTATGTAAATAATAAAAAATTTCAACTTACCCATAGAATAGATTCCTTGGAAAAACAATTTAAACAAACCAAGTTCTTTAAACATTGGGAATATGCTATGGGAAAATCTGTCAATATCAATTCCAATACTCAGTTATCCATATTTCTATATAAGATAAAGAAAATAAAAATTGAAAAAGAAACTGCCTCAGGACAGGGAGCTACTGATGATGAAACTTTAAAAAGAATAGACATTCCAGAGTTACATACCTTGCTGGAAATCCGTAAATTAAAGAAAATAAGAGATACCTACCTTGAAGCATTCATTAGGGAACAAGTCAATGGGTACATTCATCCTTTTTTTAATCTTCATCTTGTGCAAACCTTTCGCTCCAGTTCTGACCACCCTAATTTCCAGAATATTCCTAAGAGGGATGAAGAAGCAATGAAAATTGTACGCAGAGCATTATACCCCCGTCCTGGACATCAACTTTTGGAAGTTGATTATAGTGGATTAGAAGTACGTATAGGGGCATGTTATCACAAAGATCCAACTATGCTAAAGTATATTAATGATCCCACTTCTGATATGCACAGAGATATGGCAAAGCAAATATTTATGCTTGATACATATGACAAAGGAGAGCCATCACATACCACTTTACGGCAAGCAGCTAAGAATGGATTTGTATTCCCAGAATTCTATGGGGATTACTATAAAAACTGTGCTTATAGTATGGCATGTCTGTGGGGAAAATTATCTATAAATAGGTGGAAGGAAGGAGAAGGAATACCAATGCCTGAAGGAACTCTTTCTGATCATCTTATCAGCAAAGGAATTAAGTCATTAACTGCTTTTGAAAAACATATTGAGAAAATAGAAAGAGATTTCTGGAAAAAAAGATTTTCAGATTACTCAGATTGGAAAGACCGTTGGTATTCTATTTATAAAAAATATGGATATATAGATTTACTTACTGGATTCAGGTGTGGAGGGGTGATGGATAGTAAACAGGTGTGTAATTACCCAATTCAAGGTGCGGCATTTCATTGTTTACTATGGAGTTTTATTGAAGTTAATAAACATCTTCAAGCTTTACATATGGACACCAGATTAATTGGGCAAATTCATGACTCAATGTTATTGGATGTGGAACCATCAGAATTAAACACTACAATATCATTGATAAAAAGAATTACTTGTCAGAAATTACCTGAAGCTTGGAAATGGATCATAGTGCCATTAGATGTGGATATAGAGGTGTGTCCTGTAGATGGAAGTTGGGTGGATAAGAAAAAAATTTAATAATTCCGCAGAAAAAATAAATTATAAATTGTATAATAGTATATAACAACATATGAAAATAAATTATAAAAGACTATGGATTTCAAAAAGATGTTACACCAATATTTAGCTGCCACTGATTTGGCAGATAATTTCTATGATTACTATATGAAGTGTCTAACTGCAAATCTGCTTGTAATTGCTAATTATGAAATGCTCAAAAAAGCAATGGATCTTACTGAAATTCAATTAAAAGAATACCTTCTTAAAGAATATGAAAAATTAAAAGATAAATTACCATTTACTTCATCTGAAAAGGATTTAGTTGATTTGCATAATCAAATGATGAAGATTGCAAGAGATAGTATATTAAAAGAATACATTGAAAAATGAGCTTATACCTAAAATATCGTCCCTCTACTTTATCTCAGGTTAAAGGTAATACAGATGTATTGTCAACCTTGGAAGGTATGCTGAGTCACACAGAAACCTGCCCTCATGTTTTTCTATTGTATGGAATGACTGGCTGTGGTAAAACCACAATAGGTCGTATTATTGCATCCAGACTTGGATGCAAAGGCAGTGATTTCATAGAAGTTGACTCAGCAGACTTCCGAGGGATTGACACCATAAGAGATATTCGTAAAAACAGTGGGTTTAAAGCTCTTGAGGGAGACAGGAGACTTTGGTTGATAGATGAGTGTCACAAGATGACAAATGATGCTCAGAACGCTCTATTAAAAATACTGGAAGATACTCCACCACACGTATACTTCATTCTTTGTACCACAGAGCCTCAAAAACTTATAGGTACAATAAAGGGAAGGTGTCAACAGTTTCAGTTGCTTCCATTGAGTGATCCTCAGATGAAAGGACTTCTGAGATATATAGCTAGGAAAGAAGGGGAGGAATTAACTGATGAAATCTATAATCAGATAGTAACCAGTGCCCGTGGATTACCACGTAATGCCTTGCAAATACTGGAACAGGTGCTTACTGTACCTATGGAGAACAGAATGACTATGGCCAAGAAAGCAGAAGCTGAAGTGGTACAATCCATAGAACTTTGTAGAGCCTTGCTTAAAAATGCTTCTTGGAAACAAATATCTGGGATTCTGGTTGGACTGAAAGATCAGGATGTAGAGGGGGTGCGTAGGGCAGTGTTAGGGTATTGTTCAGCTGTCTTAACCAATGGAAAGGATGAACCTGTGTGTGGAGCAATTTTAGAGGCTTTTGTTACTCCTTTCTATGATAGTGGATTTCCACAACTGGTGTATGCTTGTTATGCCGTAACTAAAAATAATATATAATTATTTATGTTTAACCTTTAATTCTTTAATCATGAAGATCAAATTAGCGGAGGCTTTACTCAGAAGGAAAGAGCTGAATGAAAAAGTAGATCAGCTCAAGAAAATCAATGTTGAGGGGCTTTTTGAAGTCAAGGCCACTCGCCGGAATGTCACCGAGAATGTGGATGATGTGGTGGTGAAAGTCCCAAAGATTACCCTTGCACAGGTAGCAGCGGGGTTTGATTGGTATGCCAAACAACTGCGTTTGGTTGATGCTGCCATTCAACAGGCAAACTGGACTACTGAAATTGAGGTAGGGAATGATGTTATGAAGGATTATGTGGAACCTGTAAAGGAATAGGATTATGAAAAATCTTAAAACCCAGTTTGATATTGGAGATATCATCCAATACAAATTTGAACATCCTGAGGAAGGTTCATTATCTGGATTTGTAGTAATGGAAATCATTGTCCAGATATGTAATGCTGGAGTCCAAACCAATTATTTTTGCAGACCAGTTTTTGCTAAAGATGTAAACCATCTTTATAATAAGCATAGGTCAAAGGATTCAGAAAAGAAATCACCTGAATACATAATTGCTCATGGGACAGGGAAGGATTTGAATGATATTGGTTGGAAGAAGTATAGGGAAGATGAACTGATTCCTGCTTCCAATGATCTTAAAACTTTGCTAAAGTTTAAATAAGGAATAATTAAGTTCTTTGAAATAGTGGGCGTGGGGGTGAAGGTTGGCACCGTGCCTTAAACGGTAGATCAAACCGGTTGATCGTTGCAATTATACTTGGCTATCAGCCAAACCTATGCTAAATGGATCTATGGGTAATGGGTTCGAGTCCCATCCAGTACAACCTACTGGTAGCTCAACTGGTAGAGCAATAGACTTAGAAAAAGCAGACTGCCCATGTAGTCATTAAATAATTGGGAAGGAACTCCGACTGTGATAACCATTAATACCGAATGACCGAATTGACGATTGTGTTGACTTCCGATTTCAGATTACTATAAGCCCGACTGACCACACCCCCGACACTATTTCTTTTAAAACATAAAAACTATGACAAACAGAGATTTAAAAATGCTGTACCTAAAAGATACTGGAAAGTCTATCTATGGTATAGAATACAGGGACATGGCTAATGCAGATGATTTATTTGAATATGTCCATTGGTTAGAAGAAAAAATACTTGCTGCAGAAGAACAGGCAAAAGTGATAAATAAAGTAATAAGTGATACTGATGAAGCCTTAAAACTATTAGGGAGTATAACCAATATAGAATTATCCAATAACTACAAACCCAAAAAAGAATAATTATGAACTACGAACAAGACATGAGAATTGATGAAACTGCTCTTGATGTAGAGTGGTTGGATCAACCTTCCCTAATGATGAAGTATGCTCAGATTTCTGCAAGCACTCGTATGGAACTGGACAAGGCTAAAGAAAAATTGGAACTTGTCAGAGCTGAACTGGATAAGGCGGTTAGAAGTAATCCTGACAGATATAGTATTGATAAGATTACAGAAGCCGTAGTTACCGCTGTCATTATTAGTCATAAAGATTATCAGAAGGCAAGTAATACTCTTATAGAAGCCAAATATGAAAATGACATAGCATATGGTGCAGTAAAAGCAGTGGATGCTCGAAAGGATGCTCTGGAAAACCTGGTACGCCTACATGGACAGCAATACTTTGCTGGTCCAAAGATGCCAAGGGATTTATCCTTTGAAGCACAACAAAAACATAACCAGAAAAAAGCAAATTCTGTAGTAGGATCAATGACACGTAAAACTAAATAACATGTGGTGGAAAATAATCTTATACATATTAGGAGGACTTACAACCATCTCAATTTGGATTTGGTTCCTCTATTCTAGTAGCCGATGGCAAATGAAAGGGTGGCTACGAGAACTGGACATACACCTTGGAAATAAATTTAATAACTTAAAACAAAAAGAAAATGGCACTGAAAAAGAAAAGTAGTTTTTTAGGAAAAGTAAACAAGGATGCAGAACGTCAGCAAAAAGCTGCTTCATCCTATGGTTATCTGTCACTACCAAAAGGGGTGAGTGTATTTACTCCTGAACCAGGTAGTAAAAACGTCCTGTTGGATTTTATGCCCTATGTGGTAACTGATCCAAAGCACCCTGATTTGGATGCTGAAGATGGAATTGCAATACTTGGATCACTCTGGTATAAGCGTCCTTACAAAGTTCATAGGAATGTAGGGGTAGATAATGATATGGTGGTTTGTCCTACATCATTTAAAAAACCCTGTCCTATATGTGAGCACCGGGCTAAACGGATTAAAGAAGGTGATGCTGATAAGGACGAACTTAAAGCATTAAAGGCTTCCCTGAGAAATCTCTATGTAGTTATTCCCATTGACAATAAAAAGTTTGAGGATAAGCCTCATATCTTTGATATTAGTCAATTCTTGTTTCAGGAATTACTGAATGAAGAACTCAAGGAAAATCAAGCTAATGGGATATTTCCAGATTTGGAAGAAGGTAAAACAGTAAAAGTACGATTTGACTCAAGTACCATTGGAGGCAGTAAACCATTTGCTGAAGCCAGTCGTATTGACTTTGTGGAGAGGGATGAACAATATGATGAAGCAATTCTGGAGGTTGTTCCCAATCTGGACAATATGCTGAATGTAATGTCCTATAAGGAGATTGAAGCAAAATTCTTTGAAATTGAGGGTGAGGAAGAGGATGGAGGAAAATTAAAGGATGAAGATGATACGGATGAAGAGGAAAAAACCCACAGAAGGACTAAATACACAAAGGAGAAACCCCATTCAAAAAGAAAAGAAACAGAAGAAGAAGAGGAGGAGGAAGAAGAGGAAAAACCTATGCGGAAACCAAAACCACCAAAAGGTTCAGTGAAGAGTGATGATGAAGTAGAAGAAGAGGAGGAAGAAGAAAAACCTGCTTCAAAAGTGCACCGAGCTCATAAAACAGAAACTGTTAAATCAGGTAAGGAGAAATGTCCTCATGGACATAAATTTGGGGTAGACACTGATGAATATGATGAATGTGCTTCATGTAAATCATGGGATGATTGTATTGAGGAAAAAGAAAAATCATGAAAATACTAGGAATAAGAAAGGATCGTAGGGTTAATTTTACACACGTGGGGGCTTCTTTGCCCTCACGTGTTAGTAATTATTTAACCTTGTATTCTATGGCTAAAAAAGTAACTAAATCCAAACTTATAGGTGAATTACTGGATGATTGGATACATAAACAGGAGGAAATGGGGGAAATAATTGAACAGTTACTTAATGAAATTAAACAGGATTGTTTATTACAATGGAAGTTAAAAAAAGCCAAACATGGTGATAGAGCATCCCTTTTAAAATATAAAAAGGAATTGAGTGAAGAATTAACTTTCAAAGGATTATCAGAAGATACAATTCATGAAATCATATCTGAAATAAAATAAGATGGAACGTAAGAACAAACCTCAGACATTGAGTGATCAGATGAAGAAAAAAGTGATGAGTGGTATTAATAGTAAAAAACCTGAATATGATGGAAACTTTGGAAAAGTTATCAGTACGGGATCAACATTACTCGATCTTGCCGTCTCCGGTGGACAAACCAGAGGCGGTGGTCTACCAGGTGGAATTCTGGTTGAAATATTCGGTCCAAGTGGTAGTGGAAAAACAGTGCTCCTTAGCGAAATTGCAGGAGCTATTCAAAGAGAAGGTGGAGAAGTTATGTTCCACGATCCCGAAGCAAGGCTTAATAAAACCTTCGCCCAACTCTTCGGGTTAGAATTGAAGGAAGGAGACTACAAGAATCCTAATACAGTAACCGAAGTATTCAAAGCGGTAAGAGCATGGAACCCTGAGAATCCAAAAGTTATTAATGGGATATTTGCAGATTCCCTTGCGGCACTGTCCACAGATATGGAGATGGAAGGTGATGAAGGAGATAAGATGGGGATGAGACGTGCCAAGGAGTTCTCAGAACAGTTACGGAAAACCTGCCGAATACTAGCCCGTGATAATCTCCTGATGGTATGCTCTAATCAGGTGCGTATTGATGTTGATCCAAAGAGTTATCAGAAATACAGCACTCCAGGAGGATTAAGTGTGGGGTTTTATTCCAGCCTACGCCTAAAGGCATCCATTAGTAATAAACACAAGGTGGATAAAACTTTTGCGGGAAAAGAGGTTAGTCGAATCATTGGAGTGAGGGTAGATATAGAAGTTGCTAAGAGTTCTATCTGGAAACCCTTCCACACCGCACCCGTTACCATACTGTTTGATTATGGTATAGATGACATACGAGAAAATCTACAATTCATTAAAAGTTATACTAAGAATACTATTTATACCATAACAGGCAAGGGATTAGATAAGTCTATGGAAGCCTCTATAAAAATGATAGAGAAGGATAAACTTGAAGATCAACTCAGAAAGGAAACCATTGATCTTTGGGAAGAAATAGAAAGTAAATTTGAATCAAATCGTAAACCAAAACGTTAGTATGTCCCAATTTACAATATTAACAAATGATCCCAGCTTTACAGGGTGGGGATGGGCTGTATTAAGTCCAAGAGGAGCAATACGAGCATCAGGATGTATTCGTACTTCTCCAGAACAAAAGAAGCGGAGAATCCGCACCTCAGATGATCGTTACCGCAGGACTGTGGAGATAGTTCAACAACTATTAGAAATAATAAAAAAGTATGATGTAAACTTCTTACTGAGTGAAGCCCCACATGGTAGTCAGAATGCCAGTGCCGCAGTGATGATTGGTATTGTTACAGGAATTACTACTACTATTTCTGAATGCATGGGAATACCTATTGAGTATTATTCCGAACAGGATGCCAAAAAAGCTGTACTGGATAAGAAAGCTGCTACAAAAGATGACATGATCAAAGCAATAGATAAATTATATGATGTCTACTGGACAAAGTTTAAGTACGTGGATGAAGCAGTAGCTGATGCCCTGGCAATCCATTATGTGGCCACTAAGCAATCACAAATTCTCAAAATGTTAAACCGATAACCAACTATGAAATCATTTAGCTTAATTCAACAACAAATAGTTTTTCTTTATCAAAAGTTAGAAACCGCAAGAAATGATCATGCTAAATTATGCCAGATAGATATGTTATCATCAACAGGAAATGAGATAAGAGAAAAAATCAATACGATTCTTGGAGAAATAAATGCATTGGAATGGATTATTAATGATCAAATAAATGGAGACTTATGATAAAGTCACTTAAAATACAAAACTTTCAAAGTCACAAGTACTCCAAACTGGAACTCAGTCCGGGTGTAAATGTGATAATAGGGAGTAGTGACTCAGGTAAGACTGCTATTATTCGTGCTCTAAGGTGGGTAGTATGGAACCGTCCCAGTGGTGATACAATGCGGTCAACATGGGGAGGAGAGACATCTATTAACATTGAATTAAATAATGGGGATATCATAGAGCGAAATAAAACAAATAATGATAATAGTTATGCTCTTAGTAATAAAGATTCAGTAATTCCCTTCAAAGCATTTGGAACTGATGTCCCAGAGGAAATAATTAAGGCTTTAAACATTACTGAAATCAATCTCCAATACCAGTTAGATGCTCCTTTCCTACTGAGTAATACTCCGGGTGAAGTAACCCAACACTTTAATCGGGTGGCCAAGTTGGATAAGATTGATAGTGGAATTCAAAACATACAGCGGGAAATCAGGGAACTTGAACAAGGTATTAAATTTAAGACTACCCAAGTAAGTCAACAGGAGGAAGAATTAAAGAAGTTTGATCATCTTGAGAAATTTGAGGTAGAAGTGGAAGTATTGGAAATGACTGAGAAAAGATTGATTAGTAAGAGAAATGCTTTGAAAGAGTTGGAACTTCTCTGTGGAGAACTACAAAATACTAATGATGAAATTGATGAATATACCAATATACTTTCTTTAGAAAAACAGGTAAATTCCATTGACAATAATATCACTCTGAGTGGAGAAAAGGAAGTTAAACTACTTAAATTGGAAAGTCTTGTAAATCACATCCAGCAGGTAAATAATAATATAAGTAAGGGAGAAGAATTATTAAAATCCTATGATGCAGTTAATAAAATAATCTGGAATATTGATCAGAGGGATACTTTTAAATCACAATTGAGATCATTAGTAAATGATATACAACATTTAACAGTATTACAGGCAGGAATAAAAGGAACAGAGGAACAGTTAAAAATTCTACAGAAACAATTTGATAAGGGGATGGGAGATACCTGTATATTATGTGGGCAATCAATAAAGAAATGAGAAAGCAAATCTTTTTAATTGTAGGGGCAAGACCTCAATTCATCAAACTGGCACCTTTATCAAAGGCTCTTAGGAAATACCATGATGAAACTATAATTCATACTGGACAGCATTATGATTATGCTATGTCAGAAAAGATGTTCAAAGATTTAGGTATTCCTAGTCCAGATTATAACCTTAACATAGGCTCTGGTACTCATGCAGAACAGGTGGGGAAAATGATGATTGATTTGGAAACAATGTTTTTATCCGGTAAACCTGATATGGTATTAATCTTTGGAGACACAAACTCTACAATGGCAGGGGCACTGGCGGCATCAAAGTTATTAATCCCTACTATTCATATTGAAGCAGGACTACGCAGCTTTAATAAAACTATGCCAGAGGAAGTTAATAGAATAGTAGCTGATCATGTTTCAACCTGGTTATTTGCTCCGACTGAGAATGCCTTTACTAATCTTCATTTTGAAGGTTTGATACTAAGAACTACCGTAACTGGAGATATAATGGTAGATACCTTAAAACAAAATCTTCCAATCGCTCTCAATAAATCAAAGATAGTAAATAACTTATGTTTGTCAAGTGGAGAATATAATCTACTTACTCTTCACCGACCATCCAATGTAGATGATCCATTAATATTATCACATATATTAGATGAAATATCCAGATTAAAAGGTAGAACAGTGTTTCCAGTTCATCCAAGAACACAAAAGATTTTGAAGTATTTACCCTCAAATTATAGTAGAGCTATTGAATTCGTTAGTCCAGTTGGGTATTTGGATTTCCTTTCCTTGGAATATTACGCAAATAGGATAATAACTGACTCTGGTGGAGTTCAAAAGGAGGCATACATTTTAAATAAACCCTGCATTACCCTTAGAACTGAGACAGAATGGACTGAAACGGTAGATAGCGGATGGAACCTATTGATTGATCCATCAGAGAAATTTTTCTTAGATAAAATTGAATTATTCAAACCTTCAGGAGAACAAAGAAATATTTTTGGTAGTAAGGTAGCAGAAAAAATGGTAACTGTAATTAATAACTTATTATGAAAAAATTAATAATGTTTATAATTGGTATTCTTTGTGGAATATTGTTGGATGCATATTTTTCACATAGGACAATTACAAAATATCGTGAAGTGATCACTGAATATAATAATGAATTGGACAGTATCAGCAGTAGAGTCAATGTATTATATGCTAAATATATGACAAGCGGATATTGGCTTTATTATTACAGACCTGAGGATGATACTTCAAGATATTATGATATACTTGATTCACTTTGGATTGATCTACGTCAGAACATAAATATGAAAGGAGAAATAGAATGATACACTTATTTTTAAACAGATTTATGGAAATATCCGGGTGGATATCATGGGTAATATTTTTATTAACAATTGTATTCATTATTCGAGAAGCAAATTGTTCAGAAATCATAAAGGGAAAAAATGAAACAAAGCATAAGCCTTTTGATCATACTAAGTTTAACTCTTCTGCCAGTTAAGAGTAAAGATATAAAGCATTGGAAGGTAAGTCCAAATGGATGGACTATTCCTTCCTCAGAAGTGATAAGGGAGTTTGGTTTTGGCAGGCATCATCTGATAGATTTTTCTGACAGCATACATTTCACTATTTATCCACGATCACAACACAAACCTATTTATGACACCTGGAACGGAAAAGAATAAAAAAATGAATAAATACAGATGTATCCATTGCGGGGTGATTGTGAAACGAGATTCAGATAAAAAATGGATAAAGAGTTGGTGTGATAAGACTCAAAAGGATGTTCACTTAATTAAAATTGATAAAAAATGATACCAGCCAGAATCTCTAATCTTAATCCGGTACAGGTGACTGGATATAGGATTTCTAAACCAGAAATAGATAAAGATTATCCATGGTGTGAAGGTGCTTGTAAAGCCCATGAACAGAGATTAAGAAAATGGAAAGCCTCTAAAGTAATTGCAGATGTGGAGAATATTGGGAAAATAAAATTAGTTAAAGGATATTATTGGATTCAAACGCCTGCAAAGTTATTATACAAGGAATTATCACTCAACCAATCCTGTTTTATCGAACTCACAGGAGAAGGTAAATGTAAAATAATTTCAATCAAATAAAAATCATGGAAGAAATCTGGAAAGATATTAAGGGGTTTGAGGATAGTTATCAAATTAATAATAATGGAATTATTAAAAGTAAAATAAGTCAAAAGGGTGAATTTTTACATCCATTTACTAATAAAACAGGATATATGATTGCTAATTTATGGCGTGTTAATGAAAAAAGAACACCAATGCTTATTAGTAGACTTGTAGCAATTCATTTTATTCCAAATCCTGATAATAAACCTTGTGTAAATCATAAAGATGGTAATAAGCAAAATAATAATGCAAACAACTTAGAATGGGTTACATATCATGAGAATACACTTCACGCCCACCGTATCTTAAAAATTGCTCAAAAAAGAGGGCATTGCTCAGAAGAAAGGAAGATGAAAATAGGATTAGGTAATACAAAATTTAATAAAGAAATACGAGATAGTATTATAAGTGATTATAATAATGGAGTCGTAATGTCTTTATTAAAAACTAAATATAATATGAGTTACTCATCAGTTTATAGAATAATTAAACTCAAACCGCCAAAAAGCCTAAACTATGAAAACATTAAAATTTAGAGCATGGTTCCCAAATGATAAATTAATGTCAGAAGTCCCTCCATATTGGAAAATAACAGACTTATCCAGAGATGATATAGTGATTATGCAATTCACTGGACTCAAAGATAAGAACGGCAAAGAGATTTACGAGGGGGATATAGTTCTACATGATTATCTGGGAGATGAAAAAACAAGAAGTATAATCATATGGCAAGATACTGGCTGGTATGCAAAAAGCCTCGAAGATCCATCAAAGCAAGTTACAGGATGTGGGTATTTATTTGATTGTAAAAATCTTTTAATTATTGGCAATATCTACGAAGACCCAGAAACCGCCAAAACACGGAATAAAACATAACCAAAATACGGAACTATGACAACAAATGAAAAAATAGCCAAATGGCTGGGGGTTAAAAAACATAAATGGATAAGTTCAGAAGGAGAATCCTATTCTTATATTAATGAAAATATTGATAAAGAATCCAGTGAATTAAGGATAGTAGAGTATCTCGACTTTCTCCATGACCGCAACCAGCAGAAATGGATAATAGATGAACTCAAAAAGAGAGGATGGATAATTAAAATTCATATAACGGATAAAAGAACTTGGGTTTCGATTTATAAATTAGAAGGAATGGGAGAAAAAATCGTAGAATATGGAGGAAGTGAACCCGATGATGGAGAAGCTCTTATTCAGGCAGTCGAACAATTAATTGATAAAGAAAATGAAATTAAGTAAGGAGCAAATAGAGAAAAACAAATACATAGGTATAGGATTTTTAGATTGGAATACCCTTACATTAGATCAAATGGTAGAATATCTTGAGGAAAAACATAAACTTTCAAGCACAGGAGAGGCTAAATGTATTTTTGAATTAATAAAATATTATAAAGATAATCGAACTAATAAGGAGGAGAAAAAATAAAATGAAAACGTTAAAACAAAAACTCATCGAATTAAATGCCTGTTCAGATGCTATTGAATGGGTTAGGGATATGTCTCTTAAAGAAGCATGGAATAAATGTGAAAGAGGAGATTGGATGTTGTGGCTGGCTTTCATAATGAAAGATAAACTTGGATGGAGCGATATTAAACAAATCACTCTTGCGAAAGTTAAATGTGCCAGACTTGTACAGCATTTAATGAAAGATGAAAGAAGCCTTAAAGCATTAGATATTGCAGAAAAATGGGCAAAGAATGAGGCAACGGATAAAGAATTAAAAGCTGCTGCTTATGCTGCTTATGATGCCTATGCTGGTGCTGTTGCTGCTTATGCTGCTTATGCTGCTGCCTATGCTGCTTATGGTGCTGATGCTGATGCTACTTCTGCTTCTGCTGTTGCTGTTGCTGCTGATGCTACTGATGCAAGAAAAGACACTTTAAAACAATGTGCAGATATTTGCAGAGAAATACTTAAGATTGGGAAAATATAAACCGCCAAAACACGGAATAAAACATAACCAAAATACGGAACTATGAAAACGGAGAAAATATTAAATAAAATCCCATTTTATAAACTTCCATTTAGATTCAAACTATTCTGGGCAAAATGCTTTATCAGAATGTTTAAGGGATTTGGAGAAACCTTTGATAATGATATAATATTATTTAACGAATTATCAAAATGGATTGAAACAAATGGAAGACCAACTACATCAAATATCAATTATTGGAGAAATAAACTATGACAACAAATGAAAAAATAGCAATTTGGCTGGGATTAAAACACGATTGGAAGAAAATATGGATACACCCCAATGGTAAGGATTTTATTATTCTTGACTTTCTCCATGACCGCAACCAACAGAAATGGATAATAGATGAACTGATAAAAAGAGGATATAGGATTCAAATAACCTACACTGAATATGGAACATCGGCTAATATCTGGCATAATGATAATCAAACAGAATTTCATAAATCAAATGATAAAATTGATGATTCTGCATTTATCGAATGTGTATTAGAATTAATTGAAAAGGAAAAAGTAAAATGTTAATGAATTATTATCCGGGTTGGAAATCAAATTATTTCCTTGAAAACTTTAAATTAAACTTCAAAGATGAATTGATAGATTTTGCTTTAATGACAATTATTCATACTGGTAAATTTACAGATGTTGATGTAGAAATTCTACGAAAAGAAATAACTGATTTTTATGATTCATTAACTAAGGAGGAAATAAAATGAAAACACTATTATTAGTTGGATTGAGTTTGGCTGTATTACTTATTACCATCCTATTTGAAACAGCTCAGGACTACTGGATGGTTCAGGATTCCAAAGGATATATAAAAGCCAAAAGTAAGTGGAAGTTCTATGGCAATGCTCAGATGTGGGCTTTCTTTGCCATCCTTACCGCATTTGACATATATATTACAGATTGGTATGGATTGCTACTGTTTCCTATTATGGTATTTATATTCTGGATTTCCCATGATGCTGCATTGGGAGTACGATTTAGGAAAGGTATATATTATCTGAGTGATACAGGCTTTGATGGAAAATTTAAAGCCGTATGTATTGGCTCCGGTGCTGTGGCATTTTGGGTAAGGGTATTCTGGTTATCTATGTTTATTTTAGCATATACCGCATTATGAAAATAAAAATATACAACAAAACAAACTCACAATTAGTGAGAGAGGGGCAAGCCACTGTGAGAATGAACACCAAAACTGGTATGATTTCCTTTAGTAAAGCTGCCTGTGCAAATATTGGATTGGAAGATAAATCAAAGGTTATATTTATTCAGGATGAAGAAAGTCCAAAAGATTGGTTTGTTGCTACTACAAAATTAGAAGATGGTATGATTTGCAAAGGACGGGTAAGAAAAGATGATCATTTTGAAGCTATCACTGTTCAATCAACCCATGTCTGTAGAGAAATTGCGGAATCATGTAAGATCAAGGTTATATCCTTTTCTTTTCTTGTGGCTAAGGTATCTACTGAACTTTTAAATATGAGATTATTTGCTATACTTACAGCATCACTAAATACTATAACCAGAAACACAAAAAAAGATGTGGCAAAAAATTAACAACTGGTTTATTAAGCAGAAGTTCTATTGGGACTATCTGATAAAAAATAGAGGAGTTCCTTTTACTCTTATTAGCAGAAATCTGACATTTAATAGCATTACTTTTAAGGATGGGCAATGGAATGAATTTCTTCCTTGGGCTTTTAATGATAAGAAACAACATGACCCAAATACTTACCATGATACCAGACAATCTGAAAAAGCAGGATTTTGGCAGCGATATGGAGAATTCAATTTTTTATGCATGCTAAATGGGGAAGGTACGGATGATCAGCACCCAGCAATCTGGCTACTGGAAATACATGATGAGGATGATGTAAATCCAAATCTGTTAGGATTTAGTGGAACAAATTACTATTATGAAATTGATATTGAGTTATTCTCCAAGCACTTTGGATATACCATTCATGTTAATCATAATGGTAGGAAAGGTGACAAATATACGGGATATCATAGAGTAGGAGTACTGTTTGGAAGTAAAGTCCTGATGCAAGACCTTCAGAATGAGTATCATCTTCATACCATTGATTGGGGATGGGATTATATACGATATTACATTGATGGATTACTCACTGCCAAATTTAAAAATGAAATACATTTACCTATGCAAATAATTTTATCTAAATTAGGGATGTCTAAGGTTATTGTTACTAAATAAAAAAGGAGGACTAAAAATGAAAAAGTTAATTGGTTTTTTAATTGTGGCAGTTGCGCTCGCATGCAACTGCATCTCTCAAGTTCCCACACAAACAATCTATGCGGGGGCAACTTGTGTGGCACCATTACCTAACTATACATTAATTGTAACAGTCAGTGATAACTGTGCCATTGCATCATACACACAGACTCCAGTACCCGGTACTTTGCTCAATGCAACAAACCCACAGGTAACGGTAGTATTAAAAGCAACAGACGTCTCAGGGAATGTATCACAACGGCAATTTAATGTTATATTACTTGATACGATTGCTCCAGTATTTAATTTTCCAGCTTCTATGATGAGTTACACTAATCAACAATTTAATGATGTATACCTGAGTATTGTAGAACCAACTATTAAGGAAATGATTTTGGACTGGGCTTTTAATTTCCAGTGGGATGCCTTACCTATTCCGGTAGAAGATCAGGACACGGTATGGTGCTTTAACCACACTATTGCAGCAACAGCAGATGAAATTGCAGCGTACAAGAACCGATAGAATTCCTGATGCTATCCTGACGGCAGACTGGCACCTGAGAGAGGATCGTCCAGTCTGTCGGATGGATGACTTTTGGACTGCCCAATGGGAGAAGGTAGATTTTATTTCTGATCTCCAGAAGAAGTATGGTTGTCCAGTTCTTCATGCTGGTGATTTGTTTAATCACTGGAAACCTTCTCCACATCTGTTAAGTGTGGCTATGGTATATTTACCAAATGAGTTTTATACAATATTAGGCAACCATGATTTGCCACAGCATAATCTGGAATTAACCTTTAAATGTGGTGTATATACCTTATTAACTGCAAGGAAATTAGAGATAGTAGAAGGGTATCATTGGGGGGAAATACCTACTACATGCCCATCAATAACAATAGGAAAACGAGATATATTAATGTGGCACATTATGACTTATCAGGGAAAGAGACCTTGGGCAGGATGTACTGATTCACTTGCGGCAGGATTGCTTCGTAAATACCCACAATATGATCTTATCCTAACGGGGCATAATCACAAGCCCTTTACAGAGGAATACAATGGGCGACATTTAGTTAATCCAGGCAGTCTGACACGGCAGGACGCTGATCAGGTGGATCAAATACCTTCTATTTACCTTTGGTTTGCTTTGGATAATATAGTACAGCGAGTAGAATTACCACATGAAAAGGATGTAATAAGTCGTGCACATATTGATAAGATTGAACAAAGGGATAACCGCATTGATGCTTTCATTAGTAAACTGGATAGTGATTGGAAAGCAGGAATGTCATTTGAACAAAACCTGGAAGAGTTTTTTAAAACAAATCAAGTAAGAGATTCCGTAAAACAAATCATTTATAAAGCAATCGAATAATAGCTATGAAAAATCTAATTATTATTTTATTATTTGTTTACAGTGCATTGGTAAATGCACAACCGTATCATCATAAGCCAGATAGTGTGATACATTTGAGTGAAATGTCTGAAAAACAATTATATACGGCTTACGCTACAGCAACAGGTACCGCAACTGTTGGTATTGTGTTAACGGCCGCAGGAGTACCAGCGTTGGTGGGAGGGTTGATTTTGAATAGTCAGGCAGAAACAGGTAAAGTTTTAATAGGTGTGGGTTTGGTGGCTGCGAGTATTGGAATTCCTCTTTGGATAAGTGGAACGAATCGTCAAAATAGGATTATGATTTATTTATCAAAATTTGATGATACCGCTTATATTCCTTCCATAGGAATTAAGATAACTTTTTAAATACAAATTATTTTAAAGTAATAGAATGAAAAAAACAATATTTACATTAAACATTAATAATTACTGTCCAGAAATAACAGCAATTACATACCCACTGCTCAAGTATTATGCTGATAAGATTGGAGCACAATTTCATGTAATCACTGAGCGAAAGTTCCCACAATGGCCAATCACTTACGAAAAACTTCAAATATTTCAACTGGGTAGGGAGATGGGTAATGAGTGGAATATTTATATTGATAGTGATGCCCTGATCCATCCTGCTTCACCAGATTGGACTATTTTCCTAAACAAAGATACTGTTGCTCACTGGGGAGCAGATATGGCATGTGTAAGGTGGAAATATGATGAATACTTTTTAAGGCATGGTCAGCACTGGGGAACTGGTAACTGGTTTACCATAGGTAGTAACTGGTGCCTGGATATGTGGAGACCTTTGGAAGTATCTCCTGCAGCAGCCTTTGATAATATCTTCCCTACACATGAGGAAATGAATGCCGGAATAACAAAAGAACATTTGATTGATGATTATGCTTTGTCTCATAACATTGCCCGATTCGGATTAAAAACAGATAAAATAGCTGATATACGGGATAGGCATGATTACATAAAAGGAAAGGCATTCTGTATTCATTGGTATATGACCTCTGATGAAATAAAAATAAGTAAACTGAAAGATCATGTAAAGGCTTGGCATGTTCCTGAATCTGTACAGAAATATGAACCTTTAGGATGGGATTCATATTACAAATCAGCAAATGCTACAGGTGGTTCTGGTGTTTTTAAAATAAAAGATACTAAATGATAAACCAACTTAAATTAAATCTAGCAAGTGGGCAGCAACGTATTGAAGGGTATTTCAATATAGATAAAGCAACAGCTCCAAATGTAGATTATGTTTGGAACCTGGAAGATTATCCGTGGCCAATTGAAGATGACTCCGCTATTGAAGTAATATGTAATCACTACTTGGAGCATATTCCACATGATACCATAGCAAGAAGATTAGTCAGATTAATTAAAGAATCTGATAGTTGGGCTGATCTTCAGATCAAACTTATGCAAGAAGAAAATGATCTTGAAGCTCCTTCCGATGGGCTTATCTTATTCATGGAAGAACTGCACCGCATATTAAAACCACGAGGAGAAGCCTATATAACCACTCCTTATTATACAAGTGGCTTGGCTCATCAAGATCCAACCCATTGCCGATGTATAACAGAAGTTACTTACAGGTACTTTAATAAAGAGTGGTTGTTGGTGAGCAATCTGGAACACTATAATATCAAAGCAGACTTTGATTTCAAACTTATGGGGTATTATTATTTTGAGGATGTAAAATATCAGAGTGATGATGAGAAGAAGTTTGCCACCCGGTGTTGGAATAATGTTATTACAGCAATGAAAGTTAAATTGACAAAACTATGAAAGGAAATTTAAAAGGCAAAGCATATTCCCGTACGGAATATCTTTTCAAAAAGAATCATCCATTTCGTTGGAGGATGAAACAAGTACTGAAACAATTAACGAAGTTACTAAATGGCAAATCAGAGAAAGAACCAGTACGGAAACATCTTAGTCCTACTGATTTTGATCCCTCTGCCAGTTAAAATTAAATACTATGGATGCAAGAGGATTAATGAAATTAAAACAGCAGATTGAAGAAGCCAAACAATCTACTGCTGAACTCAAAGGGCAACAAACTGCCCTGATGAAACAACTGAAGGATGACTGGAAATGTAATTCTATCAAGGAAGCAGAAAAACTTATGGAGACTTTTGAAGAAGATATAGCCAATCTAAATGCCAATATTGAAAAAGGATTAGAGGAACTGGAGGAGAAGTATGAAAGTAGACAGGCGTGATTTCTTCCGTTCCCTATTTGGTGCCACTATTGTAGCACTGGTTCCTACCCCAGTAATGAGGGCTATTGAAGAAGTGCCTCCACCATTAGTAGAACACACTGAAGGAGTTCCAACTATTCTTCGTCCTTTCCCAAACAAGTGCATTTTTATATATGATGGCAATGATAGGTTACTGGGATATTCTTATAACTTTAACTTAAATATGGAACGTGATATAATTCCATACGTACATGATGATAATTGGGTATATTACCCATCTACATTAATTAGATGGGGTGTAGAAGTACCCAAAATAAATAGTGCAATCACTGGAGAGGTAGAGTACATGATTTTTACTAATGCTTTGAGTAGAGGTGATAAATTGAAAGCTGTATTTGTGTATGATAAGAATAAATATGTTGGAGATATTTATTTAACAGAAGCCTCTTTAGAATACTCGGCAGTAGAGCAACACCATGATTGCCATTTATCATTCATTGGAAGTGGACAAATAATTAAAGAAGAAATATGAACAGCATACAACATCTTAGATACACTCTGGAACATCAGAAGGGACAGAAGGCACAGATGGATAGCAACCTAAATGCTCTAAAAGTGGATGTAACGGATTGTAAACGCCGTCTACGCAGGCATGAACAGGCACGGGAGATTATTCGGGCAGTAGGGATTAAAACCCAACAGCAACTTCAATATCACATCTCTGATATCACTTCTCTGGCCTTAGAAGCCGTTTTTGACGATCCTTATGGTTTAGCTGTAGAATTTATCCAGAGAAGAAATAAAACGGAGTGTGACCTTTATTTTGTGCGTAGCGGGGAGAAGGTTGATCCATTATCAGCCAGTGGTGGTGGAGCAGTGGATGTGGCAGCTTTTGCCCTTAGAATAGCTTCCTGGAGTATGAATCAGCCCCGTACACGTAATGTAATAATACTGGATGAGCCTTTACGTTTCCTATCGGCAGACATGCAGGAAAGAGCTTCTCAGATGATTAAAGAGCTATCCGTTAAGTTAGGATTGCAATTTATCATTGTTACCCATGAACCTATACTGGCTAATTATGCTGATCGAACTTTTGAAGTAAGTATTCATAAAGGAATAACTAAAGTACAATAGTATGGAGTACGATAAAGCTGCTAAACATTTAACGGAAGAGATTATTCATGAGTTTCATCTACCTACTCATCTTTGCTATAACTTTATTCAACAGAGAATATGCATGGCTATTGGTATAGGGTTTGACATTGGTAGAGGTCCCGTCCATCATAACCTGGGGAAATGTGTAGTAAGTATAGACCGTTGGGGAAATCATGTGAAACAATACACAGCCCTGTCAATCGCTGCTCGGGATGTTAAGGGTGATCCTGCCGGTATCAGATATGCTATTAAAAAGAAAAGAATGTATAAGAGATTCCAATGGGAATTTGTAGATGTTGCAGGATTAACAAGTCACAAAAGAAAACCCCCAGTCAACTCGTAACCGGGGGCTAACCTTAACTAAAACTAAACCTCCACTCACCACTTAAAAACCAAATACTTATATGACAGTAGCCAGTAATTCTGTTCTTGAAATCTTAGATAATCAACACCAAAAACACTTCTTTGATATTTGTACCCGGCTCCTGCAGACCAACCAAATCCGGCACCTGCTCCAAGCCCAGCACCAATCAGAACCCCATCTGAATCTACTGGCCTATCCACAATAGTAGGAACTTTCTCAATCACCGTAACCCTTTCCGTTATAATCTGTGGAACAAATAATTTATATCCTATATCTCTGCTTAGGATAACCCCCTTAATTACATCATTTACATATATAGCCAGATCAGCAGTGACAAGGCTATCAGGATATTTATTGACTCCAAAGGTATCAATGGGTGTAGGAACAAGTATTGCCTCTCCTTGCCTCCATCTGATTTCCGGATCAGGTTTGATAGTATCCCGCACTATAAAGGTATCTGGTGGGATGGCATTTATACTATCAATCACCTCTTTAAGTTTGGAAACCTCCCTGGTACCAATTCTTTTTCCATATTGAAAACATAAAAAGAGAAGTATCAAGATAACTGCAATCCCAATCCCAATGAGCACGTTTTTCATTCGGGTTTTTTAAATTTTAATAATAAGGAAAGAAGAATGTTTACAAGAATCTTTATTGTTGGAATATCAAAAATACCTCCAGCAACCACCCCCAATCCTACTCCATAAAGTATAGTTTCAAGCCAAGCAGATTCAGCAAACAAACCAAAGTTTAATAGGTTAGTTACCACTGCCAAGACAAGAGCTACTACGATAGCGACCACAAACTTGAGCCAAGCCTTTGTGATTTTAAGTACAGTATTAAGAATACCTGTAAGGAAGATCACAATACCTGCGAGTCCTGCCAGTGATCCAAGGTAAACACCAAGGTTACTCAGTAGATCACTTACATCTGCTGGTACTTCTGGTTCCTGAGCAAACAATGCCAGAGAACCAAACAGCAAAACCAAAAACAAAAACATCTTTTTCATAATTTTAATTTTTAAAATTTAGACAACTAAAATATCTTTTCTATAATATGTTGGAATAAAGATATTCCTACACCATCTTCATTGATCTTAATACCAAACAATACCAAACTTCCTACTACGGTCAGTATTAATGTAACCGCAGTCACCTTTGGATTGCGTTGAAAGAATCTCCACCAGCTGGTATGATCCTTAACTTCACAAAGTTCCTTTTGCATCTTTTCAATGTTTCCATTCCTTTGACGAAGTTCTAATGCTATCATATCCAGACCAGTATCAATTGCCTTCTGGACAGCCTTGAATTTTAAGGAATCATTTTCATCCTTCATGCTGATCAGCTTTTCAAAGTGCTCATTTTGCTGATCAGTTGTCTTGGTAATAAAATCAATTGTAGCCTTATCCATTGTAATTGAGATTAAAGGTTATTTTTTATGTCCTCCTTTTTCAACTGTCATTTCGGCTTCACCTTCCAGCATTTCAAAGCACTGACCAAGGATCAGTGGGGGTTGCAGTTTTCCAATAGCTTTTTTGATTGTAGCAATTTGCTCTGCCGTAAGACTAACTTCACTACTAGCATGTTTGATTAGCTTGTAAATCTCCCAGCGGTCATACTTTTTCTTTTCATCATCCCCTTCTAATGGGGCAAGAATAGAATTTTCAATAACATCTCTCAATCTGAGTTGACCACTTTCCCTCAGAATTGGTTGATCATCCGTGTTTAGGATTGTCTGATTTAAAGTTTTAATTTTCATTTTGTTTAAAATTTAACTTTGGTTAAGTAACTATTGTTGATTTGAGTGCCTGAAGTTCATCTTCTAGCACTTTTATCCTTGATTCATGATCTTTTGTTTGGTTATATAATTGATTAATCCCTTTATGCATTATTGGAATCAGGGTTTGTTTCTTAACTCCATAAACATCTGATATTTCATCATACTCTACCATATCAGGAAACATAGGTTCAACATATTGTGCTATATAACCAACCCTTGGCTTATGACCTTCCAGACCTACCTGCTTTATAAATTCAAATGTATTAATTGGAATACACTCAAGTAATTGTAAGGCATCTGCACTATATGTATCTATATTAGTTTTTAGTCTGACATCTGATGCCGCTACAATAGCAATATCCGTACTATTAGTTGAAGAAATCCAACCAGTTTGAGTACCATCTGAATCATCAAAATTAATCCAACGAGCACAGGCATAAGATGTACTACCTGCTCGAATATTGATTCCCCAAGCAGTAGAAGCAGCCCCAGCATTTTGAAATAGTGCGGCATATTGACTTGTAGCACTCTTGTAAGCATACAATGCATAAGACGAACTGGGAGCCACTCCTATACCAAGATAAGTACCTACATAAGTATTTCCATCCACCCTCAGATTATAAGATGAACTGGCCGCTATACCAATTCCTACGTATTCATATATAGTCACCAATGGAGTATTCCCAGTATACCCAAGCCATATATCACCAGCACTGTCTATTATTATATCATCATATACCCCTGGTGTACTCAAAGTACTCTTTGAAACCTGCAGCAGGAATTTACCATAACCTGCAGTAGCAGTATCTCTTACAAATGTTAAATATCCCAGTTGATCAGATGTTCCATCAAAACGTATACTAATTCCTTCTCCAATACCCAAGGTAGTGGTAGCCGTAAGTTGTATTTCCATCCAATCCCACGCAACAGATGAGTCAATAACACCGCCAATATATAAAGGAACTCCAGAAGTTGAATTTATAGAAACACTTCCATCCGCATAAACCTCAAATGCCCCAGTTCCCCCAGTTTCAACTTGCAGAGCATATTCTGAAGTTGTTGTTCCATCTGTCTTTACATATAATCCATCCCCTGTAGATGAATCATTATAAAAATACCCAGCCCATGTAGAAGCCAGATTTTGATAAACATATAATTTTGAAGTAGGTATCGCAGCAGCACCAATTCCTACATACATTTGAGTATCAGTAGAATAATAATATAAATCAATCAAACTGACAGCGGTGGCACTAGCTATTGGACCTACAGCAAGGTACATATGTGAAGCAGCTGTTGTATTATATCCAATAATTACCCGTGAACAACTGGATGATGCCATTAATTCACCAACATCACTACCAGCCAATCCCCATTGTGTTGTAGCATAAGTTGTCCCAGTTGCCATAAGATACATGGTTGCCCCATCTGATGAAGCAGTATACACTGCTCTTGCTGCATTACTAGCACTAGTATTGCTAATTGTAAAACCAACATCTCCATTATAACTTTCGGTCAATGTAACCTTATCACTGCTATAAGTTAAGGCCGTTGTACCTTCAAGATTCGTAGCACTTGTCCAAACAGCAATCTGCCCGTCAACAGGAGTAGGGGTTACAGAAACCAGACTGTTTGTAGCTTTTTTCAAATACCCATCAGTTGCATCCAAGAATAAATATTCCCCTACTTCAGCTGTGGCACTACCAACTGCGGCACTGCCTAATGATATATACGTTGTAGTAGAATCCCCAATATAAATAGTACCATCTGTAGCCGTGCCATCTCCACCCCTTATATAAAGACTACCACCACCCGAACCTCCTGAACCACCAATAAGATATAATGGCCCACCTGTTCCTGATCCAGTTCCCCCATAAATATAAGTAGTACCTCCTGCCCCAGTGCCCTGTCCACCATAAATATAAACAAATCCACCATTTCCGTTTGCATTCTGTCCACCATATAAATACAAATCACCAGCCTGTGCAGCACTAGTTGTATATCCAGCCCTGATGGTTAAATCATAAGCCGTTGTTGTACCATCTGCAACTTTTATTGTACGATCAGCTCCTGTTGCAAGATATATATTTCCTGTTACGGTAACTTCTGTAACTGTTAATCTTATATACTCAGTTGAAGCAACAATAAGAGATAAATAATCACTTGTTCCACTTCCTCCAATTCCTAATGTTAAATCTGATCTGTCAGGACATAAAGTTGGGTTGGTTGCGGTTACTGCTTCATTTAACACGGCTCCAGCAGTAGCAATTACACCACAAAAAGTTCCAGTACCCCACAACCATCTGTCTGTACTGCCCATGCACAATCTTATGTAGGTATCATCCGTTTGCTCATAGAAATATGAATCACCATCAGCAGATGTACCAAACACATATCTTCCTGTAGCTGATGGAACTACAACATAACTTGTCACTGATAAATATGATCCATCAAATGTTAGATTCGCTTCTCCATTTAATCCACCAGAAGTATCAGTTGTTACTACATAGTCCGCCACAGCATGGTTTGAAAATGTAATAGAATAAAGTTCACAGTTTACATCCACTGCCAATAAACTTGTATATCCAGTACCTGTTGCCGATGGTTGAATAAATGTTTCATCTACATAAGATACTCCAGCCCCACTACATCCAAGATATAATTTTCCATAAACACCTGATCCATTTGGAGTACCTCCACGAATGTGAACATCCCCACCAGCATAGTTTGTAGCACCACCAGTACCACCTCTTATTATTACATCGTATCCAGCTGCGGCTGTTCCTGCCCCACCAAGTATGGTCCGATCTGCTCCTGAGAAATTAATATCACCAGCTATCCCTAATACATTACTACTATTCCAAGTCAGGTTTGCTTCTCCCTGAATAGCATTGGCTCCAGTAACAGTACAAATAGTATTGTCAGTTACCCCTGATAAGGTACATCCACCCGGAGCTGTAACCCACTTCAATCCTGTTGTCTCAGCATCATCCCTCTTCAAATAATAACCATCTGTACCTGCAGCCAATACCGTTGGGACATGACTAGTATCAGCAGACAATAAATCCCCTTTACTCAAGTGGATAAATTTCTCTGAATATTCAACTAATGTTGCATGAACATTCTGCTCTAATCGAATATCATATTGTGCCATAATTCTACCAGTTAGTTGCTATTGCTGAACGTTTCCATGTATTGGTTGCTGTACAAATGTAAAAGTAATTATCATCCTTTGCGATCTGACCAAGAGTTCCTGTACTCCCCTTTGCCGCTGGAGCAGTTTGCCACAGAACTCCCATTGCCTGAGCTGCTGTTAAGGCTGCAATCGCACCTGATGTAACCCTACCAACAAGAGTTTGTTCACCTACAGTCAGTGCTGCTGGAGTATTATCAGAGGTGGCATAAAGGATTGTATTGGCATCATATAAGGCTTTAGCCACATAATCAGTTGCCGTTGCGGAAGCCATTGTTCCAAGGGTAACCCCCAATACCTGAGTTGCTGAAAGAACTGTGGTATTAGCAATCTTGTAAGTTAAACCAGTTTCAAGATTTACACTCTGATTGAATGACCAATTATCATTTGCATTATCCCAAAGAATGGTTTTATCGGTTAATCCTCTTAAAGTAATACCACCACCATCAGCTGTTGTATCACTTGGAGAAGCTACGGAACCAATCTCAATATTCTTGTCATCTACAGTTAAGGTAGTAGCATTAATCGTAGTGGTTGTACCATTTACGGTAAGATCACCCGTTACAACTAAATCCTTATTTACCGTAACCGTACCACCTGAAGCACTACCAAGATTAACATTCATAGCAGCCGTACCCGCACCAGCAGTAGCAATATTAATATTTGTAGTTGATCCAGTTGCACCAGCCGTACCAATGTTAATAGTTTTTGTTAATCCAGTGGTAATTGCTCCAGTAATAAAGTTTGTCGTACTCGCTCCTGTACCATCAAATCCAAGAGTGAGAGTAGTAGCTGCTCCAAAGGCATTAACAGTTGTTGAAGCAGTATCAAATACATCAAATGAGGCTCCACCAATAACTGATGTAGTAAATGTTGGAGTTGTACCTAATACTAAAGTAGTACCTGATCCAGTGGTTGATGCTGCGGCAACTACCCCACTTGAATTAGTTCCTAATGCCACTGCTGATAAGATTGGAGTATCAATGGAACCTACAAGATATATTGTAGCATTCGTATGTCCAATATTTATACTGGATGCTCCAGTTCCAGCCGCAGCGATATTCACTGTTCCAGTTGTAATACCTGCTCCAAGAGTAATTGATCCAGTAGTTACTTCACTCCAAAGATCAGCTGTTGATGCTGTTCCCGCTGCTTTAAGATCATCTAATGTCAGTGAAGCAAAAGTAGCATCCTTTGCCTGTAAATCAGCATACGTAGCACCACCACTAACCTTAACATCAAACTTGGAAGCTGATGCGGCAGTAAGTTCAATGGCATAACCATCACTATCAATATGGAATATTGTCTCGGTGGTTCCGGTATCTGTGTTCTGTGTATGCCCTCCAGAAATAACCTGCCAAGCAAGACCAGTTGTAGCGGCATCACTCCTTACGAGCATATACCCATCAGTTCCAGCCGCTAAAACAGTAGGGACATGACTAGTATCGGCAGATAAAATATCGCCTTTACTAAGATGAACAGCTCTCTCTGTAAACTCTGTCAGAGTAGCATGTACATTTTGGATTAATAAAAGATCATACTGTGCCATAATATTTAATTATTTAGTGTATAGATTAAACGGTATTGTAATATTTTCATTTGTTTGCAGTGCCAGTTCAATCACCTTAACAATATCACCTTTTGTAAGCACAACTCCACACATGAGTTCATGTTCCTCACAAAGGGATTCAATTTGCTTTCGTACATCATCCACCATCTCTTTTTCTTCCTGTTCCACTTGCTTGAGTTCTTCCTCAATCTTTTTAGCCACAGCTATGGAATCTTCTAATTTTTTCCTGATGGTTTTACTCTTTGCCATAATGTTTAAATTTTAAGGAGACTGCATTAATGCTGTTTTTTTCCATGTTGCTGCCCCAGCCCCACCAGTAGCAACACAGATATATAAATAGTCATCATCTATTGATCGTTGTCCAACCGTGCCAGCATCTGATGATGAATATTTTGAACCCCACGTAATATAAAGAAAACTAGATGCATTATAACTACTATTTTGTATTTCTCCACCTGCGGTCAATGTTGGAAAATTACCTTCAGTAGGAGAACCCACTATTGAAACATAATCAGAATCATGGTAATGTGTAGCTGGAGTTTGAGCATCTGCCAGTACTCCACTTAATCCAGCAACACTTATTTCATCCGATCCTCCATTTTCATGTGTATCATTATGCACATCTGGAACACCTGCTGTAGGAATGTCATACCACCCACGAACTCCAGAACTATTAGTCCCATACAATTTACTATTTCCCGGTGATGCTACATCCCCAACCAGATTGACATTAGCCGATGAATCATCTTCGATAGAATATCGGAATATATAAGTAGTACCTTCTCCATATATCGGATGAATAGAACCTGCTGTAGAACTGGTACTATTGACAGTCCCTTTTAAAAATTCACAATAAGTTCGTCCAGTACCTGTTACAGTTGATGTTCCTATAATAGAACCTCTGGCTAATTTGGTTGCCGTATCAGCCAACATTCCAGTAACTATAGATTGTCCAAAGCAATTCAATGAACCCAACTTGCCATCCCAAATAATATTAGTCCAATGAACTTGAGAACTGTGGTATGAGGATAACTGATTTTTAGTGTAATAATTAGATAGATCACAAGGTGGGGTGGCAAGAGCAGTTCCCCCTTTATGTTGAACAACACCTACTCCTACTACATCCCACGGGACATACTCCAAATATTTATAAATGTATATTGACATTCCTTTATTATATTATGGTGTCCAACTATAATTCTTTGATGAACTCCAACCACTTTGTCCTGTTGGATTATAAGCACAAACTCTAAATGAAAGAGCATGTGCTGTAGCTCCTGCCCCTTGTGTAATGTTACAAGAATTGGGATTGCCAATATATACCTGCTTCCATGCATCCTTCCACTCCCCCCATGGAGCCGTCCATACTCCATCAACAAGAGTCCCCAAATGATTGACAAAATATGGATATTGTTCCACTTTATAACCAATCATTCCACCTTCTACAGGTTCCCATGATAAATGAATTGGATGTCTATATCCACTGGTTTCCATCCAACATGAACCCCAAATGGGAGTAGCAGGAGTAGGATATACAATTTCTCCTTCTTCATCATATTCCACTCCATCCACTACGACATTCTCTTCTGAATACTCTTCAGCTTCAATATCATACGTTCCATTTACCAAATCCCAAGTAAATCCATTCAATAAGAAAGTAATAACATTTTCATATTCATCCAGAATAGTATCATCAGTTAAGAGGGCAAATGGTTTTAGAACATTATCAGATAGTATTTTTCCTTTCAATCGGTGAATAGTCCTACCATATTTCCGAAACTTACATTTGGCTAATACTTCATATAAAGGAATTGGAACAATAGAATTTTCAGATGCCCATAATTTTGTTCTACTAAATCCATCTTGACACAAAAGGGCATTCCCATAATTCATATTCTCTAAATCAAACAAATATAGATCAACCTCCTGAGTCTTTATAAAGTCTTTATTTATAACATAGGTAATTTTATTGGCTATCGTTTCGGCATTAACAGTTACCATAATATCTCCTAAATAATTTGTAGCAAAGTCATGCCCAAGTCCCGCATCAGTAATACGAGGATCATCCTTATTACGAATGGAATAACGAGCGGGTAAAAAAGTGATCACAAACATTTGATACTCAGGACTACCCATTAATCCCCAAAAATTATCATATTGCACATAATTATTAGCATCGTTGTAAATACGAACAGGGCAATCTTCCAAATTAATTTCCACAGAGAACTCCCATGTTTTTTCCTTCTCTTCCCAACCAATATCTACTAGTGTACATGTTCTACATCTGTGGAATACCGTAGTAGTATTAGCATACAATACCAAATGCTCAGGAAATATATTTATCCCATACGGACCACTTATCCCATATTGATCGTATCCATAAGTGCTAATAGGATCAATTGGCCCAGCAAATGACATATAGGCATTGTTATATGGTCCACCTATTATTCTCATTATTACATCAAGAGACACCTTGCAGGCATTACTAGGAATTATATCCGTAGACATTTTGTAACCTATTGTAAGTATAGTATCTGCTGATTCAGAATCCTGATTACCATATACAGCAAATTTATAATTCCACCCATACATCCTATTAAGATCACCCTGGAAACGAACCCATTGTGAAATATCATGCATATCTTCTCCTACCGATATATCTTCTGCATCATAGTGGGAATTAACATACCAAGTGCGATACTCAAGGTCTACATCTGAATCTGAATTTGGGAATAACCAATCAGTTGTTTCAATTGCATCAGGAGATGGCCAATCATTAAATACAAGGGTATCAAGTAATTTATCCCGCAGATTTAATATCAAAGTATGTAATCCAGAATCATATTCAACTAATTGACTACAATCCACATACGCCCAATCACCATCCTGTTTGTTTAGAATTTGTTTTAATGGAGTCGTTACTGATGCAATTACCGTATCTATATCAGAATCAGGAGTACTTGGTACTCCAAGTAAATAATTACTGGAGCCATTTACTGTTACATTCGCCGTTCCATAAACTCCAGTGAGTGCAATATCTTGAACTTTTGGAATTGCTGCTACATACGTCTGAACATGATCAATTGTTAAATCAAAATCACCAGATAACCACGTCCGCACTCTGGCATTAATCTGACCAGTTCTCTGAAGTTGAACATACCACCCATCCCCATCCTGAGCATAAGTCAAAGTAATTCCAACATCAGCATAATCACTTACATAATCAGAGACAAAATGAGAACAAGTAATTTGCTGACTAGTTTGATAATGCATATGCCTACTTATTCCAATACAGACCATAATTACCGTACCTGATTCATTATTAGGATACAAACGATAAATGGCATCTATTGAGGTTGTATAATTCTGAGAAGGGGTATTAACTGTTCCAGCCAGATCACCAGTAGCATTTGCAATGGTAGGAGTGGTAAAATCAAAATATCCTGTAAATACCAAATGGGCATCATTTGGATCAAGTACAAGAGCAGTTACATGCACAACCTCTTCCGCTAATATTGTAGCATAATGGTCATTAACAAATTGCCTTGCTGTAGAAGCAAGATCATTAATAACCTCCTGTCCATAAGTAACCCAAGTCCCATCGCGGGTAATATCTTCCTGACGTTCAATTACCCATTTATTATTGTAAGAGTACATAAAAGCACTGAACGATTTAAGGGACTTATTTATTGCATCATAGATATTATCAATAGTGAAGGCATCACTGTAAAATATACTATTCTGGACATAGGTTTGAGTAAGCCAAGTATCATTCGCCTCCTGAGTCATTGTATCCTCAAATAAAGTAGAATTAACAAAGAGATTGAATTCAAGTTCCGTAGCCAAAAGCATCTCATTGATAATTGAATACAATTCTGTATTTTGTCCTATGGACTTCATAAACTTTGGATATTGCCCATCTGTTCTATGCATATAGTCCGTAAATTGTAAAGTTACTTGAGCAAATGGCAGTAACTGTCGCTCATTCATATCACAAATGGAGTACCCCTTAAACACGGGTTGAGAATTATATTCAATAGTACATAGAAATTCTTTTTCAGTGGAAAGCAATAAATCTTCAAGATAATCCATATCCTCTGTATCAGCTATAACAACAATCTTTGCTCCCTTACCAATAATTGAGGTATCATCATCAGTATAATTACTCTGGATGGTTACCTCAGATGTCCGTATATCAATTGTTTCTAACTCATAATCCACCCGGTAAATCTTAACCGACACTAACTTACCAAAGTAATTATAAAAGTCCGATTGATATTTAAGCCCATAGTCTGCCATGGATTAATATATTGATGACTTTTTAAGTTGTTTCTTTAATATACCCACCAGTCGATCTCCTTCAATTTCAAACCTTACTTCTGCTCCTTCCAAATTCAATGTCTGCTTTTCCATTCGATCCAGTGGGATTACTTTTTCTCCTGATGTTAATAGTGCTGGAAAAGTATCACCCGGATAACCTGGTGGGACTATACCTCCTCCTGCCATTTTCCTTGCCTTCCTTGATGAGGCAATTATGGAAGCAATAATTCCTATCACAAGAGCACCAGCGAGTGCCATAGCAATTAAACTAAATGGGAATGGTGTTTTCGCCGCCCCCTCAACAGCACTGGCTCCTGCGCTTTGAAATGAAGCTGCCGAAGCTCCTGCCTTAATTGGAATGGATGCTGCATCAGTTGCCGTAGTAGCTGCCGTTGCTGCCTTAACCAATCCTTGAGATGCTGCTCTTGCTTTATCCGCAGCAACCAAAGAATCCAAAGTTATTCCTTCCACCTTTTGCATTTCAGTAAGTGCTCCAGTAGCTTCTGCTGCCGCAAAGAAAGATGTGGTTGACTTTGCTACAACGTCAGTTACCTGATTCTGACTGGTAAGTAAATTTTTAATAATACCATTATACTCTCCCATATCAACCTTCAGGGCATCCAGAACAGTAATAAACTCAGTAATCTTATCAGTTTTAAAAATATTAGTAAATACACCTAATCCGGTTAATCCAGTTAATCCTTTTGTTATTGATTCCAACAATCCTTTTCCAAAATCAGATTTGGCAAAACTCTTTTGCAGACTTTCAACCACAACTTTTAAAAGAATAAATTTGGCGATTGCCGTAAGTAAATCTGCAACCAAATCCTTTAAAGTAGCTATCAGATATTTATTTATTTTTTCACCAAGGCTTTCTGTTTCGTCCCCTCCTTCTATCAGAGTTCTAATAAATCCCTCCATTACTTCATTTACCTTCTCCATCATAATACCAATATTCTTATACATTTGGTATTGTTTTGCTAATTCCTTGAATGCTTCCGTATTTCCTTTAGCATCTGCTGATAACCTTCTCAATTCTTCTTCCAAGGAATTTATATACCCATCAAGTAAATCAGCTCCTGTAGCCACATTATTTAAAGCAGCATACATATCCTGTAAATACTTTAGATCAAGAGCCTCATTCAAAGAAGCTATTGAATTTTTCAATATGTTGATATTCTCAACCGCTCTAATTATATCTTCCTCTGGAACAATCCCCATTTTTTGTTTTCTAAATAAAGCTCTCAGATTCCTTTCCGCTGCTTCAAGAGCATAATTCAAAACATCTATCTTTCCTACAACCCCACCAAATGCGTCAGCTTCAGCCTGTAGAAGGTTTATAGTCTCCTGATCAATCATAGCTTGTTGAACATCTTTGAGGGCTTCAATATTATTATATAACTTGGTAATTAACCAATTCAAATAATCAACGAGTTTAATAGTTTGAGTAGCTCCTGTGGCATCAACCTGAATATTAATTACTGTAGTTTCCAGGTTATCCATTTTTGTAACTCCTTCTATTACTTTATTATATGCTGCTTCATATGCTGAAATCCCTGCAGCAACTACGTCAAACTTTGGACCTTCAAACTTAGCTCTCAGTTGTACCAATTCAAGAGTATTTACCAATTCATTTAAAGCTGTAGTAACTGGAAATATATTAGCTTCCATATTCTGTAATGCCACAATCATATCTTTTGCCTGCTGTTCCTCAATCCATCCTTTTTCAACTAATTTTTTCAATGTACTTTCATACAGCTTTGTCTTCTCTCCAACATAATCAAACTGCTGCCCCAGTTCACCTAAAGTGTCCTTATGCATTTGAATAAGATCAAGGAAAGCTAACTCTTTATTAAAATCATCCACAACATCCGTAAGAGTTTCTATATCTTTTTTAAGATCATCAATTTCCAACCTAAGAGACTTCATCTTCTGCTGAATACCTTCAATCATTTCCTGAGCTTCTGTGGCAGCTTCAACATCCAACAATTTTGCCTCTGGAGTAGTCCATATAGCAAGTTTTCTCAATACTCCTGCATACAAATCCATTTTCTTAGCCGCAGCCTCACTCTCCTGTCCAGTACCTACCATTAATTCATCCTCTCTGACTATTGCCTTTTCCAGTTCTTCCATTGACTGCATTAATCCTCTAATACCTTCATTCTTTATACTATTATATGCAGAATTTGATTTATCAGCCAACTCCTCTATCTTCTTAACAATTTCATCATTTATCCCAATCATCCTTAATTGCTCATTAACTACAGAATCAATAGCAAATTTCTGTCTTTCCAATAAATATAAAGATGCCTCAAATCTAGAATCCTGTCCTGCCCACATTGATTCCATTGCCTTAGCTATCTTATTATCACCAGCCGTCTTAGCAGCAAATTGTAACATCTCCCCCCATTGACTCATAAAATCATCCACATACCCCTGCCCCTTTACCCACACACTCATAGCATCATCTTCCGAAGTTTTCAAATCATTCATTTGCTTGAGCATAGTTCTCAATGCTTCACTGAAATCCAAGTATTGTTGAGCACTGAAATACTTCTTTGCAGCTGTATCATATTCTCCTAAATGTTTAGCAAATTGAGCGGACTCTTCTGCTCTTTTTTCTTCTATTATTCTTTCCCTTTCCTTTGTATCAATAAATGCTCTTAACTTCTCCTCAGCCCCTTTATACGCATCTGCAATATCACTAATGAATCCTTCCTCATCCACCAGATTGTTTAGATAAATACCATAGATGTCATTCAATTCACGACGAGCAGCAACGTTTCTTTCATAACCAGCAGTAAGGCTTGTAGCAACCTCATAGAGATACCTCATTTTATTTACTTCAGTCTCAGTAGCGGCAGTAACTTCCTTTGTAATACGGTTAAGTTCATTTTTCTTCTTTATCAATCTGGCAATAACACTTACCAATTTAAGTGCGGCCACTATAGCCAATACCCATGGAATAGATTTCAGCAAGGCAGAGAATACACCCACCCTTATCCCTAAAGCAGTTAATGCTTCCTTCACCCCACCAATAATTATTCCAAAAGCACTGAACAGCAAAGACAATGGCCCCATTATTGCCAATATCTCAGCAAAATGAACAAGTAAACGCTGTGATCCTCTACTCAAGTTATTAAACCATTTAACTATTGAATCAATACGTCCAATCCATTTTTCCATAATTGGAAGTATGAGTTGAGCAACAACTGTTCCCAATTTAATAAAACTTGCTTTCATACCTGCTACTGCGGCATTCCATTTGAAGGCTACTGTACCAGAAGCAATAAAGAAAGCCCTTTCAAAATCACCCATTGACGCAGTTACTTCCTTCATTACCTTTTCATTATACTTCATGTTCTGCCCAGTAAGGTTTAGCATACCAAGCAAACCTCTAATGTTTGGAAATATATCTGCCACTGATTCACCATACTTATCAGTTAGTTCTCTTATCTTTAATAAGGCGGGCATTAATCCCTGAGTCCTTAATATGTTTTGTAACTCCTCAATTGATGTTCCCATACGAGCTAATGCCTTCTCTGTACCAGCCGATGGGTGAATCAACTTCATAAGAACATTTCTCAAATAGGTGGCTGCATTGGAAGTCTGAGAAGTAATTAATGTCATTGATGCTAATGCTCCCCCAACCTGGTCAAGTGATACTCCTAATTCTGAAGCAATAGGTAATATAGTACCCAGTGCCCTTGCCATTTCTGCGGGCTCTCCTTTACCTTCCCTCACTGCCGCAGTCAAAATATCCATTGCCCGGGCAGCTGACAACCCTGATGCCCGATAAGCATTCATGGCTGAGGTAAGGAAATTAGCAATATCTTTGGTTTCCCCTAATCCGGTAGCTGCTCCCTTTGCTGACATTTCTGTAATATTAAGAGCTTCCTTTGTTTTAAAACCTGAAGATGCTACATAATATAAGGTATCAGCTAATTCCATTGGACCTATAGCAACAGCTTTTGACATATTTAATAAAGACTTATTCCATTCATCAACCATTCGTTTATTAATCCCAACCAAGCCTTGTATTTTAGCCATTGCCATTTCATACTCTCTACCCAACTTTGATACGGCACTTGCCCCCATAATTAATGGGGCTGTAAATACTGTAGTAGCCAACCAACCAAAACTCCTTAAACGCATACTCATTGAAGAAAGAGTAGCTCCCCAAGTACGAGCAAGTTGCTTTGGATCGGGTAGTCCTTTAGTAATTCCTAATGGAACTTCAGCCCCTGCAGCAAAACCAGGAGTCATAACTGGAAATATTCCTGTCCCTTTAGTTTTACCTTTACCTCCCCCCATTATCCCTCCCCCCATCATCCCTCCTACACTTTGAAGTAACAACAATTCCTTTTTCAACATTCGTGTTTGATTGGTTACTCTACCTAACTGTCGAACCATCTTATTTGTGGCAGCAAGCATCTTCTTCTCCCATACACTCATAGTTGGGCTGACAGCCATAGCAGTTATATTTTTATCAACCCTCTTCACTGCAGCAGATAAAGTCCCTAATTGCCGTACCATTTTATTTGAGCCGGCAAGGATTTTCTTTTCAAGCATCCCAAAATCAATTACCCCCCTTTTTAATCCAGCAGTTTCTACTGTTAAGGTTGCTATTAATGTACCTAAATTCATTTTATTTCTTTTTTAGGTGGTTTTGTAGGAACATATCCCTTTTTATTCTGTGCCTTTGCTATATCTTTAAGTGCCTTTTTCATATCATCAACTGATTGAATTTCCATTACTTTTGATTCATCATGCTCCCAATCAGGCATAAAATCTTTCGCCGTATGTTTTGTACCTCTCTTGGCATGTGCCCAAGTCATTAAGTTTGTAAACTGAGCTTCCAATGAAGCCCAACCAAGTTCATCCCTCCATTTCCCTATTGGATCTATCTTATCATACGCCTCCCATTCTTGTATCTGCTCTAATGTCAGATGATCCAATAGGTAATCAGGATGGATTACACCTAACTCTCTACAGAGTCGGAAGAGGAATTGTCGCCAAGGGCGACTTCGGAGTTTTTTATGAGTTCCTCCTTATCTTCTTCAGTTATTGCATTGAGTTTCTGAGATTCATTTACAATCTTCTCCAGTCTCGCTGCACTCATCATTTGGCTCAGTTGAGGATAATCACCAGATTGCAGAAGCAAATTTCCCTGCTCATCACACACTGAATTTACCGCTAATTTGGCTCTGAAATCATCCAGTGCCTGTTCATAACCAGTAACCTTACCTTTATTGTCACGAGTGCGTTTGATAAGAGATTGTTCAAATTTATCTCTTTCACGTCCTGTCATCTGACGAACAAATACATATTCGTCCTTGCCGAGATCAACTTTCACGATCTCAAGTGGTTCCTTTGTTAAAAGGTTTTCCCTGTTTAAAATCTTTTCCATTTGTTTTTGATTATTAATAAAATTAAAGAAAAAATCCTTGATTAGGAATTTGATATCACTTATTAACCATGTGATCCTGTACCTGATGTAAGGTCAACTGTACCACTGATCTTGATTGTTACATCAGCAGTGATTTTATCATCAGTTGGAATTGTCAATGGTATCTCTGTAATAAGACCCAAAAATTCCAAACTTGTGACCTCTTCATCCGGTAGGCAAATCATATAGCTCTTAGCAGCATCACTCTCGAAATCAGCCTTCACTATCGCAAAAGTTTCATGAGTGAAGTTCATCGCAAGAGATACCGTACCTGCATCACGGAAACCGGTAATAAACTCCCGGAATCCACCAGTGGAATCCAACGACGTGACGTCGATGAAGTCCCTGGTCATACTTGGTCCAGTGATGGAATTAATCTCGGCCAGAGCGGCCCATGTAGAGCCACTCCACCGATAAAATTTTGTTCCAACACCAGCAATCGCATTACTCATAGTTTTACCTCCTTTTTAGTTTAAATTAAAAACACGAAATTCTCCAGTTCGTTTTTTGTAAGTCTTTCCCTTTTTTGGACTTATCTTTCCTTCCTTGGCTAAGGTCATCAGTTTTTTAGCATGATCAGTATGATGTTTCCCTTTCATACCTGAAGATTTACCCACTTTGGCAAGAGACATTTTATCTTTTGCTTCCTGTGACATAACTCTTCCCTTATTCCCTTTTCCATTAGTGTTTCCTTTCATCTTCTCTTTTGTTTTTTGAGAGCGTTTAATGCCTAAACAATTACCTGCAACAGAACATAGGTTATATCCCTTACCATTAGCTGACTGATAATAATCAATCATTTCCTGTTCACGCTGAAGTAACCACTCTCGTTTACAATAGAAAAGAATCTCAAAACTAAAGGAAAGTTCTCCATATTTATTCCAAGCATTCTGAAGATACCTATTTTCATGCTTATTACAAAGCAATTCATGTTGATGTCTCCAAAGCCTGTACTTAACATCAGTAGAACTTCCTACATAAAGTTTTCCATTTACAACATTAACTATTCTATAAACTCCAGATTTCATCGCCGTTGTAAATTAAAATTTATAATAAAACGAACTAGCCCATTATCATCCCAATCCAGTAACGCTGGGCCACTGGAACAGTAAATAACAGTATATAATGTACCACCCCATGTTTCGTGTGCCCGGCCATGTAGTGATGTCATTATGTCTTGTATTAAATTCCATCCTGTTAGATAAGAAACATTACGAACTCTTATCTGAACGGATGGATAATAGTAACTACCTTCAGATTGTCCACCCAAAGTAAGTGATGGAGGACGCCCATAAGTATCAAATATGGTAACCATGTTCTGAGGAGTTGTTGGATCTTTACCTATAAATAGATTTTCACCAAACGTCAGATTCAGTGAACTCTCTGCCTCTAACATATCCCGTATATCTACTGATGGTGCATTCATCTTGTTCCTGGTATTTTTGATGTTTCCCTAATTATCTGAATTATCTTTTTTTGATTACGATTCATTGATTCTTCAAACCATTTTGGTCCAGACTCAGGTCGTTTAAATTCCTTCCCCAACATTTCATGAACCCACATAGCATAAATAGCACTATATCCAAATATCACATTACTCTTATTTGGATCCATTCCAGCTAATGCCTTTGCTTCAGTAATTGCCTCCTCATGCCAAGACTTAAATTGTCCTGCTGTAAATCTCCTTACCTTATTATCCTTAAAATGACCACTCTTTCCTATTGGATCTGGAACAGTTCCTTTATTAGATACGGCAAACCAACTTGCCCGTAAATTACCAAAATCAAGAGGAGTGATATATGGTGTCTTCTCTGTATCATTACGTATATATGCTACCGCATTGATAGCCCCCCTCTCAGATTTATAATGCATTCTCTTAATAGCCGCATTAAGATTATTCATAACCTGTTCAAATCCCCTCATATGAGTATTAGGGTATCTCTTTGCATAATATCTTGCACTACTTAATAATCTTGCGGATGCCATTTGCTTTATCTTAAAAATGGTGTTAAAAATGCCTTACGTAAAAATTCAGTTGTTGAACCCAAAGCAGGTGTCTTCTCAAACCGTTTAATGATATAAGCTGTCTCCTTTAACTTTGGGTTAGTAATCTCCCCCGCAGTAAGATCAGCCAACACACCCAAATACAAATAACCCTGCTCATCCAAATCCTGAGTAACAAAGACTACTGATCGGGATAATGATATTCCTCCAGTAACTTCTCCTCCAACCTGAGTTCCCATTACCTGATCTTTGTCTTCCCAACGGCATGGTATCTCTATTGGAGCAGCAAAAGTTTTACTCCCAAACCCATCTTCTACTGGGGAACCCCAATAGACACAGGTCTGAACACATTTACTTGCTATAAGTGCTGCTATTCCCATTATTCAAAACTTTTAACTGCATAAATACTTGCTGCCCTCTTACCCGCATTTGCTAATAATCCGGTAGTATCCAATACCTTTAACATCACCCCATATGGAGATGAATCAAGTCCTTTGCCAAAGGTTGTGGTTGCATACTCTATTTCTGCATCTCCCACTTTCTCACGTTTCACAGCTCCACTACCACCAATACTACCACCCGAGCCATAAATAGAAAATATCATATGAGCAGTTAACCACTTTTCAAGTTCTGCTTTCTGATCAGTCGTAGTAGTAGTATCATATTCAAATACTCGATTCATAAGAAGGTGAGCTGCATTAATGAATGGATGTATTTGAGCATCTGTCAGAGTACACCCTTTCATTATTTCCAAAACTTCTTCTGCCGTTGTTAAACATGCCATTTTGTTTTCCTCCTACTTTTTATTAACATTGGATCTATTGTTTCTACTATTTTACTATTCCATTCCAAACCTAACCATTCCAGAGTTTCATATATCTGTTGATAATCACCACATACCATTCTCTCTGGCCACACTATCCGACAATTAACTCCTGCTTCAATCATTGTGACAAATCGTTTTTCATATTGATGAACCCACCATTTCCACCCTTCTACTTCATCCCCTGCTCCTACCCGCTTTAAATTATTTGTATCCTTAAACATTGTCATATATCCAGTTTTTATACAAGACTCAATGATATCTCCCGTTCTCCTTCTTACAATAATCCAACGGGCATTAGGAAAGGCATAATTCCACACTGGCCACATTTGCCCCAGTTTAGGACTTTTACACATCCACGAACCATCCTTGTATCCTTCCCGATCCAGTATTTCCAACACTTTAGCATTCCAATCCATAGGAATACTTAATCCTTTTATATCAGGAAATAAACCAACCTTAGAACTGAGAAATCCATCCATCAATAAGTTCATTCCAAAATTCTCATACATTGTTGATACTGTTCCCTTGTGTACTCCACAGATATCAAATATCTTCGCTATCATGGAACTACCTGATCGCTCTACCCCTGTTATGAATATTGGTTGGTTCATTCGTAATATTTATAATCTTCACCAATTAATTCTTTCAATTTCTCAAAATTTACATCACTGGTCATCTTAACATCCATCCTATGCCCCATTCCTATTCCAGCCCTACCCGGAAGTCCTTTAATACCTATTGCCAAATCCTGCCCATCAAACAGATTAACCTTTCTATGATTTATTGCTCTAAAGAAACTCATATCAATAAACTTATTTTTTTGTGTACAGATAGCTTTGAAAGTATCAAGCACACTTAACCTAAAAGCTACTTGGAAAAGACTAGCGTGTCCAACATTTCCATTCCTCATCCATCCCCTATTTACAACATCATAATAGATTGTGTACATTTGTCCTGCTACATCACATCCTTTTAACTTCTCCATCATTACGCTCAAATATTGTGGAGAATAATAATCATCATCCTCAATTATAAAAACATAATCAACTTCAAAAAACGCAATAATATCAATACCTTTTAATAAATTACTTGCCTGAGTATTTAATCCGGGCATCCACTTCTTTTGTGGGTAAATTTTTAATACCTTCCAATTATCACGAAACTCATTGGAAATAAATTTAGTCGTAACTGGTAAGACATCATCCACAATTACCCATAATACTTTCCCTTCATAGTCCTGCCTATGCATAAACTCAGCACAAAGCTGAATTTGCTTTGGACGACCTCCTGTGGGTGTAATAATAGCAATATTCATAATCTTTTCTTAACCTTTTCAATTACCCGATCAATTCCCTCATCCAGTGATATCACACACTCATATCCAGTCAATAATTTTTGTAAAGTAAAATTTGCCACTTTCGTCAAAGTCATCTTCTCTGGCAACTCCTCTTCAATAACATAATCAGCATATATACGATCAACTTTACTGCAAATCTTATGTGCCACAACCTCCATTAAATGTAACTCAGGATTCCCAACATTAATAGTTACAAATTGATCCACATAACATAACTTTTCAAGGACTACTACCGCATCATCAAGGTGCATCCAAGAGCGGTAACTCCTATTATGAACTGTTATTTTCTGATGTTTAAGCAGAGAAACAACAAATCGTATTATTGCTGAACGATGATTTCCAAAGGTCTCATCCTCATGATAAAACATGAATGGACGAACAATGATTGCCTTTAATCCATTAGCTACTTCATATGTTACCAACTGTTCTGACATCAATTTACTTAGCCCATAAATATTGTTTGGTTTAAGATCAGTACGAGCTTCCGAAAGGTTGCCCCCAATATTACCATATACCTCTGATGTGGAAAAGAAAATAAGTTTGGCATCCACCTGCTTACACAATTGAATTACATTCTCCGTACCACAAACATTTGTCTTAATCGTAGTAACAGGGGAATGTTCACAAGTAACTCTGCTAACCATAGCAGCCATGTGAAATACCACATCAGGACGAAATTCATAAAAGGCATTAATAATATCTGCTCCATTATTGATATCAACAGTTCGGTATCCATCTTCAAACTTCTGTTGAATATCTATACAGAATACTACATGCCCATTGCTCTTGAGGTAAGGGACAAGTACCTTTCCAATATTTCCTTCACTACCAGTTACTAATATTTTCATGCTGCATTTATTAAATGTGCCCAAAGTTGTAATGTTTTTATATCTTGTTCAAAAGTGTAAAATAAATTACCATCATTGAGATATGTTGAATCATCAAATCCTTTCTCCTTAGCTTTTTTATGGGCTTCAGTATTGGGAAGAATCCATAGTATATTTGACCCTCTATTACCAATTCTATATGTTCTTATATTTCTTACTGTTTCCTCAATATTCTTACGAGTATCTCCCGGCAATCCTACAATAAACTGAGATAAGGTTCTCAATCCATGTGAACGAGCTGTTCCAATGCCCGTTAGCATTTTCTCCACAGTTGTTCTTTTACTACAACGATCCAGACTATCCTGAGATAATGATTCCACACCAAGCCATACTGTATGACATCCAGCCCTCTTTAAATTAATACATAACTCATCATCAACAAGTGTTTCTGCTCTACTAGCACATTGCCAAGATAATCCTCCAATAGTTGTAAGTCCATTACATATTTGAATTGCCCGATCCTTCCCCATTGTAAAGTTATCATCCTCAAACATAAAATTTTTATACCCCTTATTTACCACTCCCTCTATGATTTCATCCAAAACATTCTCGGCTGACCTCATCCTCCATTGCCTATGCCAAAAATTAGACGAGGCACAGAATGTACAATCAAATGGACAACCTCTGGAAGAAATTATTGGAAGTCCCCAATCCAATCTTGTACTAAGCCCCGTATAATCTGGAAAAGGAATATCATTTAGATTACTACTTTCTCCATATATGATTTGAGCCTTATTTCCTTTGATTACATCAACGATCGCCCTCTCCCCTTCTCCTACTACCACCTGATCATATCCAACGGATAACATCTGCTCAGGAAGGGCTGAGGGATGATGTCCTCCACATATCATCCTGCTCTTAAATTTATTCCTTAAAGTAATAGCATGTCTAACAGAGAAACTATGAAAGCTAATTGCAACCAGATCATATTCATCCTTTTCTAACATTGCTTCATCTAAATCACAGGCTTTGACATCTACCTCAGCTTCTTTCAAAGAAGCCTGTAGATACCCAAGTGATGGTGAAGGGAACACATCACTCTGCCATGGATTTATAAGCAATACTTTCATAAGTCCTTTGTGTAAATATGTTTTGCCCTATATGAATTTTCTTTCCTTGCTTCCAATAATAAAAGTTTATTCTTTGCCTCCAATCTGATATAATCTGCCGGATGGGCATGAACATAATGCCATTGATGAACTACGAATGGAACGAGAGGAATCTTGATTTGCAATCCAAGTACTCCCACTCTTTCAATAAGATTATTGTCTCCATAAGCATGTCCATCACTAAATCTTTCATCGTACCCATTTAATAACTTCATATTTTTTGCCGTTACGGCAATACAAAAATCAAAGGCATTGGGTCTGTACACTGGGTGATTATACCAAGCAAGATCACCATCAAAATTGGCTCTACGCCTATTTTTATCAGCCAGGTAAAAAACATTATGTTCTTTAAATGTATTTTCCCGATCTAAACTAAAACAACCAAATGAAAAATATGTAGAATCAGTTACCTTTTTGGCATAGGAAATAACATCTCCTACATGATAACACTCTGCATTCTGCACAATAATAATATCAGGATTAGATTCCATCGCCAGTAGTAATCCCATATTATAAGCTGGTTCTGGATTAGTCCATGTCTTATTCTTCATCTTCACTACAGTTACCGGGTATTCCTTTATATTATGAACAATATTATCATAACTGGCATCATCCACAACAATCACTTCAAAATCTTTGTGCTCTGATTTTTTCAAAGATTCCAAAGTCTTAGTCAGTTGGAACTGTCGTTCATAATATGTCATTACGATTATAATTTTCATTTCACTAATCTTTTCTTTCCTGTTGCACTATTTATATTTGCTGTACGATAATAATATTGTTCATCCTCCGGTAACTTACTCAAATCTGAGTAATACCAAGGTACATGCTTTGCGGTGTAAGGACGTTCTGTTCTTACTGCGGTATGAGAATAATGACGAACTCCTTCCCGATACAAAGCAAAAGTGGTATCTATTGGAGAGTTATAATACATACTATCATACCGTTTTCTCCAATATCTTGGTTCAACTTGAGTCCTGATATAATTTCCTTCTTCTGTATTAGGTAAATCATTTATCTCAAGTGAGAATCCACATTTGTCAATATGTGGAAACTTATCCAATCCTGCATTTAATACATCAAGAAAGTTTCCCGGAATACCTTCTAAGTTTAAATCAGGATCAGATACAATATAACGAGCATGCTTCCCTACCAATAAATCAAGCACATCATTACTACCATTCCATAATACCATGTGCCCATGATTTTGATTAAAGTGGACTACCCTATAAGGACAATTCTTATAATATTCCAATAATGGAGGATAATCAGAATTGTTATCTATAAACACTGGTTCCAATCCAAATAGGTAACACCACTTTGCCATTTTCACTGGCAACAATAAACGATTATAATTTATAATGAATACCATCATTGCAATAGCTCCTTTACTGTCATTTTTGGAAATTCTTTAATTGCACTATCAGGACTGGCATTAATTATTTCAATCCCACGAATCTTTGCATCACGGGCAATATATGGGAATCCTATAAGATGTTTATGGAAAGGAAGAGATTTTCTTGGATCTCTTGGCACTCCCCTTCTTCCAGCAGGTTTCACTGATGTAGGTTCTCCCGCATAAAGTTTATGCCAATGTTTCTCTCCATTTCCATTTAAGGTCATGTCAAATCCCAACAGTATAATTCTTTTTGCTCCCGCATTGGCAGCTACGCTAATTGCAGCCGATCCACTATTGGCATTCCAAGCAACCATATTCGGATTTGGGGTTATTCCTTTTGGATGATTCCCATCTCTGCCAAGAAACTTAACCCAATCATAACCTTTAGCCGCATCATGACAAGATACTTTCAAACCTGGCCATGCTGCTAATTGATGCATGTGGGGAAGGAAAAACTTATTATCCCCAAAGAAAACCATATCTATCCAAGTTCCAATCAAGTATGCAACGTTAATGGCAATGACATGCTTCTTATGGATAGCTTCCATATAAGGAGAGTATACTGAGGGAGAAGAAATTCCGTTCATTACATTTTGAACAAGTTCATCTGGTATATCAAATTGCTTTGTTACCGATGGACCTCCTCCAAGGATCCAAACATCCCCTCCCTCCCATATACGTGGAACCTCCCAGTTCATCACTTTAGTTTTTTAATCATTAACTTTGCCTGCTCTCTGGTTAATGGTTGTTCATTAACAACCTTTCCTTCAGAAGATATTACATCATAGTAAGAACCATGATTGATAATATGTCCTTCTGCATCCATTTCCATATCCTTATCCTCCCGTTCTTTCATGCGATATACAACTGGTCTATCAGCTGATAAATCCACTTCTGGAGGAGGAATAGTTGCAGGGATTTCCTTCTCTGAAGTATCAGGAATATCAGGAATAGTATCCAAAGGAATAACCGCTAACCGATTTTGAATTGGAATAGCACTTTCAGGGGCGGAGAATATCTGCCCTGGCTTCATAATCTTCTTACCCCAATACCAGGCTTGGCTGGAAACAACTTTCCAACGAATTACTACATCATTGGGTTCCATAGTTAGCCCTCCAACTTTTTAACCAGTTCGAGAGCATCAACTTTTTTCAAAGCCTTCTCATTGACCCCCTTTCCTTGTGCATCAACAACATCATACCAATTACTATTTCCTCTCCTCTGAACAGAGAATTTGACTTTGACTACTGCTGATTCTGGTACGGTTGATACTGGATCCAAAGGCTTTATTGTATCACGGAAAGCCTCTGGTACATCATTTGGATAAGCAAGAAATGTTTCACCAGGTTTAATTACTCTTCCATCTCTTAAGCGGAGAATACCACCACCAGTATGCTTCCACCTTATTTTACCATTTGTTCGTTCCATAATGTTTAATTATTAAATTAAAAGAAAGAGACTTGATTAGTCCTTCTCAGATTAGGCAATGTGGGTTACTCCACAATTACCAGCTGCATCAGAACGAATCTGAGGAACCTGAATGGTAAGTACTTTGTACTTGGTAATGAATTTACCTTCAGTACTCCATTCAACATTCTGTAGACCCATTCCACGGATCATCCGCACAACGTCCGATGTCATTTGAATGAATAGAACGTTATCAGCTGCCAATGTGTCAACAACCTTTATGCCAAGTATTCCAGATATTGCGAGAATCCTTTGACGGATAGTCGTATTAGGAGCGGTATCAGGAGCAGTGCCAACATAATCCTCATCCAAAATGGTTTCATATGTCGTTGGGATGTAGATCATCCACGGCCCATAATGTTTGGCATTAATGCTAACTTGCTTCCATGAGATAACCTGATCAACAATGTCCTTTCCAGTTACGGAAGAATCATCCCAAGCGGTTCCAAGTGAAACCTGGTTCCTATCCGGGAAATTCACATAACTGTAAATTGAATTGTGACTTCTGCTATCCTTTTCACCAAAACTATAAGTAGTATTGGTAAAAAGCATGTTCTCCATTTTCACCTGAACTGCCCTTGCAGCACGCTCAGCCAATGTGGTATCCAGAGGATTCCCCATGTTACGGCTGGTTGCCAATGCCCTTGCGTTGATCTCATAATCAACGTGTATGATAGGTATTGGAATGTAATTGTACTGCCAGACAGGACGGTTTCCAAGAGCACGGGTAACAGCATCCATCGTCAGATCAGCTTCCAGGTCCCCCTGAAGATCATGCCATTCAAGTACCGTAGTACCCATAGCATTGCCAAGGTTGTATGTCAGACCTCTTCCAATGAGATCATCTACACCACCAAGGCGGATTTCAGCGACTCTCTGTACTGCCTCATCCAACTGTTTCCATTCATCTGGACGAAGGGTTGCCCCAGCATTAGTCTGTACAGACTTGTAATTTGCTGGGTCTTTAGGATCACCAGAGCCTTTATACACCGTCACATAGCTTCTGCCATCGGTGTGAATAAAAGGTCTCATACAACCAGGATCAAGCCTTCTTTGACTTGCGAAGTAATTTGCTACTTCTCCACGCACCTGGCCATCAGTTCCAATTAAATCAATTTGTATCATTGTATTTTCCTCCTTCTTTTTATAATACCCTGATCATGATTCTTTTGTTATAGCCAAAAGGTGCTTCGGATTCTTCCGCTCCCGATGAACCGGAGAGGTCAAGAGCTTTTACTACAACTCCAAAAGGTACGCCAGATGAGTAGGCATGAACATAACCATTACCAGTTGAACCAACAAATGATCCAACAGTATAGTTCGTTCCATCTTCAGCGATGGCATAAACCCAGTCACCACGGTAAGGAATCCAAACCTGAACCTGGTCTCCTGTTACATAGGGATCATCAATCCCTTTTCCCTGTAGTTCATCTTCCAGAGCAACCATCGGGATGAAAGTTGCTGGATTGTCATCATTGTGAGCGATTACTGTGTCTTCAGCACTCATAATGAGAAGCATACCCGGATATATTGTCCCACCTGCTTTGTGTTCTTCAATGACATCCGAATATTTCTTCAGTTTAATCGTGTTGTGTGCGATATTCATTAGATTTACCTCCTTTATTTTTTCTTATCGTCAACACCAACTCCAATAGGAAGCAGTATTGGTACTCCCTCATTGGCTTGGATTGTTTCCGCCCCTAATAGAGAGTAATCAGTCACTTCTTCCTTTTTCACCATTCCACTTATCCTTTTCAGATCATCTAAATCCTTAGCAGCCAAAAGTTCATCTGTCCAAACATCTTTTGTGTTGGTCAGAATATTTTTGACCAGAGAGTCACGAGTTGCTTTCGTCTGAGCCTTCCCAAACTCAAGCATCGCTTTGTCCTCATCGGAAAGGGTATTCACTTGAACTTCCTTTTCAACGATCTTTTCAACCTCTACAATCTTCTCAACCGTAACAGGCTGGGCAATTTTGTCCAGCAATGGTACGCTCAAAGTCTGTAGAATTTCCCTGTCGTCCTCAGTGTATTTGCCCTGACTGTTTGCAATCAGTTCATCTACTTTCTTTTTGACGCAGGGATTACATACTTCACCCATAATGGTAACCTCCTTCGTTTTTAAATTAGTATTAGAATCTATATTAACACGAATCCCACAACCATCAGCCACAGAACAGGCACCAACACTGCCGGGCAGAAGTGCTAAGTGATCTGGTCTATGATTTCTGGCAATGGCTTCATAGTGTTCTCCATTCCAATCGCCTGCCACAAGTTCTTCATCAGAGAATACACCAACACTAACTTCTATCAATTCTCCTTTTTTCAACTGTTCAATCAATTCGGCAGACAATGCTTTTAATTTCTCTGAATCAATCCACGCTTCAGCTTTCAATCGGTTCCCATCTATAAAGGTATTATAGACACGTCCCGTAGTTCGTTCATCTATAATATCAGGGTAATTTGCCGACACCGACACTCCATCAATTTGTGGATGATCCACTACAACAGGCATTCCATTCCATGATTCAGGAAACTTCCCCAATTCAATTATAGAATGAAATACTGGTCCATGACTTCCATGATGGACTCCTTCAACCATCATCACCACGGGAACTACCATATAATCTTTCCCCTGATGTTTACGGGTAGTTATTTCATAGTTAGGTTCCTGCACACTCTTATGAGTGGAGTAACCTTCTTCATGACCTGTTGTTCCATTTGCTATTCGTATAGCCTGTGGAGCACAGGATTTGTCAGTTCCACCTTTCTTTATACAGGCGGCAAGAGCGAAATTAGCCATAGCAACCCACTGAGCAGCCTGTTTTGGAGTTAATCCTTTTTTATGTTGCGGAACGTCCTCAATCGCCCAAGGCATAATTCACTCTCCTTTCATATTTGTTTAACATAGTTTCATCAATTATTAATAATAAAATTTACATTTCCTACAATAAATTTGTTTTCCCGATGTAGGTTTAAATATTTTATTACAATTTTTACATTTCTTCTTTCTATAACTTACTAATCTACTCACAATTTTTTCCTCCTATAATTTAATAATATTTTTGTAATTCTTCAATATATGGCAATGCCAAACAACGGCAGAGGGGGTGTGCGGGTATCATTGGTTCAATCTCATCCAATGTAAATACTTTCCCCTCCATACTTGCACATTGGTCACAAACCCTATCATCTCCAGCCGTTTTCCACTCTCCTTGAACTTTTATTCCCAGTACTCCCCAATTACGATATTCCTGAATTGTTGCTAAATGATAAGCCCTAATCATTTCTGTACGAGCTAACATTTCTGCCCTACGCATGGCTGGAATAAATCTACCTAATGAATCCCTAATACCTAGTTTATCAATTCCATCTCCATTAATAACAGCAACTAATTTTCTTGCAAGTAACATTGGGCCATCTCCATTAATCATCCCTTCAGCTAAAATACGACTTATTTGTGAATCCATCTGTTCTGTAATACCTTTTAAATCGTTATAGACACGTGTAAACAAAACCCCAACCCGATCCATATGAAAGGGTGTCCCCATTACCATATCTATTCCCCCTGAGTCGGATATTGATGGTACCACCATTCCTGCACGGGTCATCTCTGTACGTGCTCGCATAATCCCTCTCTTATATGAATCCCATACATATAAATTAGTCCATGCTGCATTTATTGATTCCCCCACCTGTTCTGCTTCTGCTACGGTAAGCAATCCTATTTGTACCTGTTCATCCAACCATTTCATAAATTCTTCAACCTTCCTACTGCTTTTTGAAAAAGCAAAAGCTCCATCACCTGGAGGTATCATCTGAAAAACACTAATCCTACTGGTTAAACCAAAGCAATCCTTATCAACTATTGCCATCCAGATTATCTTCATAATCTCAACAAACCTATGCTTCATATCTCTAGCAAAAGCATTCCTCAACGTTGTAGTATGAGTTGGATCGTACCTACTTTGTACAAGTATACTATGTTCACAAGTATTTATCATACAGCTGGTCTCCTCTTACGTTTCACTGGTTCTCCATGGGTTGGTTTAGCTTTCTTTTCTCCTTGTTCTGTTTTTGATCTGGTTGGATTACCTCCGGGTTGAACCACAGGAGGCTCTGGTTCCAATTCCTTTTTAACCTTAGCCATTAATTTTACTTCTTCTTCCATCTCATCTTCCCTTATCCGATCAACTAACTCAATTTCATCAGTAGTAAGTCCCAAAAACTTCATCATAAATACAGTAGGTGGAATAATAGCTTCTGCAATAGGATTAGATGTATATTCTCGTAATGCATTAGCCCTACTCTTCCCAATTTCAACCCTTGCCTTTTCACTTATTGAGAATAAATCTGCCCACTTAACCGTATAATCTCTTTCTGGTACAGGTAAAATATTAAGTTCAATAAAGCGATCCACCATTGGTCTTAGAATGTGCGGTTCAGCATGCTCTTCCCTACGAGCCTGTACATAGGTAAGCCACTCTCCCCTATCCTCTGAACTAGCTAATTCTCCACGTTCACTCCCCGACAGAATACGCATAGGAATACCAGTCTCAGCCGATATCATCTTTATTTGAGTATCCACATGAGGACTTGGATCAGAAATCTGTTGAGCCAAAGCTTCTATATCCACACCTTCATTTATAAGAAATCTACGAAGATGATGCTCATATTCATCTATTTGATCTTGCAAATCCTCTTTGGCAGTAGGAGTCAAAGAATATTCTGGATCCACTTTACCATGATATCCTGGACGAGCACCTCTCCAAAACATCTCTGCATCCCCTCCAACGATCTTCTCAATATCCATTAATCGGTTAAACACAGCTTCTAGTCTTGGAGTACCCAATATCTCTGATTCCAAATTACCATCAGTAATATGAATAATACGAGAATAATGCACTTTTACATTTTTGGTGGATTTACTTGTTGGATCACCTACTTCAATCTCATAAAGAAGAGGCATTCCATACCTAATATCCTTTGAATCTTCTACATAACTAAAGATTGGAGCTGACTTCTGACTAAATGGTTTTACAAAGGTTAGAACATGAGAACCTTTAACTTCACGTTGATACCCATCTAAATTCTTAACATCATCCAGTCCTAATAGTAATACACCATACTGACCAATACCAGTGAGACGGTCTACACGAGCCAAACGAGTTTTTAACCCTATCTTTCTATTTAGATCAGTCCAAGCCTTTTCAAATTCAGTATCTTCCGGTTCATTGGATTCAATAAGTTCCAAAGCTCCCTGCCAGGTTGCATTAACAGGACGATCAATAATAGCCTTTGCAATATCCTGTCTTTCATATTGGGTGTAGTAATCATCAAATGTTAAATCAAGTTTATACCCAAGAGCTTCATACAGGTTTCTATCCCCACCATATTGTTTACCAAGCCTAGTTATCAGATTAGCTCTCCCAACCAATGCACTAGCAAAGGTCACTAATTGCTGAGTAGTTAGCTTACTATTATTTTTTGTCCGAACTTCCGTTGTACGTTCCATTACCGTAAAGTTATTTAATAATATTAATATAAATCGTTTCTCCTGCCTGAATATATGCTTTTAACATGGCAATGATTTCTTTTTCATGAAATGCACTATTGGTAACCCTGCCTTTTTCCGTATTCTCTCCCACCAGTATACAACCAGAAGTATCTTTGGCTGTATTACCACGATGAATCCTGATACCTGTAAAGTGCTTTACATCAATCACCAATGGAAGATCACGTTTGAATTTGGGACTGTATGTAACCTTTACTTCATATCTTCCATAAGGGACAGCAGTTTCTCCATATACTTTACACTCACCGGGATCATCCAAATCTCCATCCGCATTCAAATCTCTTACAACATCTTCCAAGGTATTACAAATAAACCTATCCCCCACATATAGATTTCCTATTGTGTAATCAGGTTTAAAGTACATTCGTCTCAAAAATAAGTTTATCATTGCTTTATTTATTATAACTACATGCTCCTTCTTCCCAAACCTTAACACAGATAGGCTCCCCCGGAGCATCCCTACCATCAGCAAATACTACATATGCCCAGAATGTCCAAACACCTTCCATAAATAATTCATCTGATTGTAAATCATAGAAAATATAATTATTATTTGTTGGATGTAATGAGGCATCCCATTCTCCTTCAGTACCATCGGGATCACGGTATTTTATTTTCATATCCAATGCCGTTGAACAATTCACTCCTGTATCCAGAGTTACTCTCAAGCTACTTTGATCAACATATATTTTTCCCATTATATTTGATTTTAATAAAGTTCATATTTCGTATTTAATTCATTCAATATAAATTCTTCATCCGATTCACTAAGGGTACCTTGATAAAGTCTAAATTCAGCTTTTGCCCCACTACCATAAATAGTACCGTAGCTAAACAAATAACGCAACCCATATTGACTTGAATTAGTTACTACCCCAGTCAAACTTTCTACACTATTCCTATAACTCCTAACTTCTCCAGACCTCCTTACTATGTGATGTAAGAAATATCCAGTTGTTAAAGGAACATTTGAATGATCAAATGTATGAGTTGTACTATTTCTCCATATAGTTGAATTTTGTAAATACCTTGTATAAACGGTTGAAGAATATCCACACATATGTCCCGGTCCAGTAACTCCACCTATAACAGCAAACATTGCAAAATCCCCACTGATCAATACCCCTGCTTCAAGAGTTAATATATCATTGATCCCATCTCCTTTTATAACAGGAAGGCCATTAACTTGAGCATCAATCCAATGAGGCATAAGATCAGTAGTTCCTTGCAAAGCATCGTCATCATATGCACTTTTATCATCCCACACTGAAACATCTTCACCTGATCTGCTCACCCCAAGTGCCGCATCAAAACATCTCATCAATTCAACTGAAGTACCAGGGTAACCAGAGGCATACAAAACACCATTGAAATAATTATTTTCAAAAGTTGCAGAAGCGTCAATAGTTCCAAGATTAGTGTAACTATTAAACCTACAATTCTTTATCACAATCCCTGTGGATCCTGTTTCTATCCAAAATAGATATTTAAAATTATTAACCTCCAATACCCCTCCTCCATCAACAACTATATTATAACTGGTAGAGGTAATCCTCAGCCAATAACCATAAGAATGTGGTGGGGTAAGATTCCCAACACAAAGTTTATTCTTTGCTGGTGCAGTAACCTCCCAAATTAAATTAATATTTCTGTTAAACATAACAAGAATGCCATACGTTTGCTTATCAGTGATAAACCCCAAATTGTAAATATCTTCATACCCCCCAATTATTGCCGTTTGACTCCTCAACTCCATTCCTGATTGATAATCACCAGACTTATCATGTCGTCCACCCCCCTCATAATATAAATTACGAAGTGTTAATACATCTGTGATCCCACCTCTGTTGCAACTGAAAGAATTACCACAATTATATGCCTCCAGGTTTTCTGCATAATTATTATGAGAAGTCCATCTATTCCAAGAAAAACCATATCTCGGACAATTCCGGGCAACACAATTCCTTATTGTCAGATTATCTGAACTTGTATATCCAATAAAACCATCTTCATAATCTGATCCATCTGCCTCCAAATTCTCAAATAATCCCACAATGTCTGGATAATCTTCCTCTGGACAAATGATATACGCAATATTCTTATTATGAGCATTGTATGAATTTACTCCATCCAAATGAATAGAGCCATCCATATACCATACAATGATATTATCTTTCCCATCCCTCAATTTTATATCACCCGTCATTTCAAAACCATACCCAAATCTAACACTAAAACACTCAATAAAATTTCCTCCACTTCCTGCAAACTCAGGATGCCCTTCCTCACCTGAAATCCATACAGGGTTCAGGTCTACAAAATTATATCTATTTGCATCAACTGTTCCACTTCCTGAAAATTGAGGATTTATACATTCATTAACTTCAAACACATTATACAAAACAGTAACCACAGCCCCATTAGTAACATGTAAAGTACCACCACAATAATTTGGCATTACAGGAATATTATCTTTTATTGTAATATACTTAGAGGTTTTATTCACCCCAGTTAATCTTGATACCCAAGCATTATGATGAATCTGATCAGTTCCTCCACCCTCAATAGTATATAACTCATCAAAAAAGCTAACATAATAATAATAATTTGGAGCCTCATTAATCAACATTTCCAAGTAATCTAACTGGGAGCCCGTGGCATCTTCAATGTAAATAATATTCTGCCCCTCTAAGGCATCCTGAGTTACAGTAAATAAAGTGCCATCAATATTCTTTATAGTCCCATCTATTATAACATGTTGTCCATTTTGTTGGATATACAGATTTCTACAACGATACGTACCAGTAGGAAATCTAATAGGTAATGTATATCCAGCTTCCAATATTGTTCGTATAATATCTGTCTGATCCAATGTAGTAGAAGAAACCACACCAAGATTGGTAATATTAATAAATGTTATTAAAGCTATCCCACCTAACTCATCACCTATCTCTTCTGTTATCAGTGATTTGTAAGCTAGTTCAGTAGTAATCAATGATTGCTCAAATATTTCTGTGGTAATTAATGACGGTTCCAATAATTCCTCACCAACATACAAAGGAGTGTACAATCCTTGAACCAATGCTGTACCAGCAGAAACTCCCTTCAAATCTCCCCAACCTGGTAATGTACCACTTACAGATGTTACCCCATTTATTATTCCATCACACTTACCTGGCTGACGTTCACTCAAATCCCCAGTCAACAAAGTAACTCCATCTATCTCTCCTGTCAGTATTCCCCAACCAATCAATTCTGCTGCTGTGACAGTAACTCCCCCCAACAATCCTATCAATGTTCCTACTCCCCCCAACAATCCAGATAACAAAGAACCTCCATCAATTGTTCCTGTTAATATCCCTTCACCCTTCAATACCCCAACAGTTGATTCTACTCCATTTATAATACCATACAGTTTCCCATATCCATGTAATAAAGCAGAACAGGATGTTGTGCCATTTATTATACCTGCTTTGGGAGCATGTCCTTTTAATATTCCAGATACTGTAGCAACACTATTAATAATTCCAGCCCTTTGTCCTTTTCCTACTAATGTAGCTGAACAACTAGCAATTCCATTGATAGTACCATGAAATCTGAAAAACATCAATCCAGTAACAGTGGCAATACCATCTGTCTGACCTATCATGGTTAATTGTACTGGACGACCTGAGCAACTGGCAACTCCATTTATAGTTCCATATAATTTGCCATGTCCATGTAAAGAACCAGATACATCAGCCACACCAGAAGTAGTTCCTACAGGATGACAATGACCAACTAATGTAGCAGAACAACTGGCAATACCATTTGCTACACCTATCGGATAACAATGTCCATGCAAAGTACCTGAAACATTGGCAACTCCATTAATACTTCCACTTAAAATACCCTTACCTTTGAGTATACCCGAAAGTGATGACCCAAGAAGTTCCCAAACAGTATATTCATCCAACCAGGTTATTTCTCCAGTCCCCAAACCTCTTAAACGAAATGTATTAGTAGTAGAAACTAAAGCAATTAATTGTAATTGAATCCATGCCCAATCTGTATTCTGACATATAATTTCCGCAGTAGCTGTAGAACTAAGAAATTGCCAATAAATTGTAGTCCCCACATTAACCTTTACTCTAGCAATTATCTCATATCGTTTACCAACAACTAAATCTTGACTAAGATCAGAACTTTCCCTGAGATACACATAAGCACCATATTGATTGCCCAGTGATCCAAATTCAATCTTTAAAGCTCCTGCATCATTAGTGATTATATTAGTTCCATAAGCAACCCAACCTTCTGTCCCAGAATCAAATGTACCTTTACCTGAATCCATTAAACTTGCTCCAACTCCAGTATTTCCCTTCATTGCCCCTTTTCCAACCAAAGTAGCAGAGCAAGAAGCCACTCCTGATGATGTCCCTAATAGATTAATAAATGCCAGTCCAGTTACTGAAGCTACACCATTTGTTATACCATATAATGATCCAGCACTAAGCCCAATCACAGTACCTGAAACATCAGCTACTCCATCTGTTGTTCCTGATAGAGAAACTTCACCAACTAAAGTGCCTGAGTTTGCTGGAGAGCATGTACCATTAGTTTGTCCAACTAAATTACCTTTACCTATAAGAATCCCTGATACATCAGATACTCCACTGGAAGAACCCAATAGAGTAAACTGCATTAATCCTGATACAGTAGCTACTCCATCAATAGTTCCTGCTAATACTCCTGCGGGTAATACTAAAGTACCTGAAACATCAGCTACTCCATTAGTAGAACCTGCCAAAGTGCCTTTTCCTTTTAATGCTCCAGAAACAACCAATGCCCCACCTCTCCAATCATCTCCACGACCTGCTGTATCAGCATGGTCAGCACCAGAAACCCCTACTGAACCTGATGCAAGAGCTGAATAAGTAGCAATAATTGAACTGACATCATATACACCCGTAAGAGTAGGATCAAGAACACCATTACGATAACATTTTAAAGTATTGCCTACTATTTCAAGACGCACAACATCACCATTAGTCCATCCACCTCCTACATATTGAATTGTACTAAAACTACCACCAACAGAATAAAACACAGCCTTCTGACCAGAATCACCATAGTATCCAAAATAATAATAAACAGAACTTGTGTAAGAGCATCTGACAGCAGCACCTGAAACGTTAATATTACTATCAACTGTAAATTCAGCAAACTGATCATTTCCTACAGTTTCGGTTCTTCTTGCACAAACTTCCGCAGCCACATTTGCACAAAATCGTTTATCTCCACCAGTATCTTTAACTGCTATACCATTAGATGAGGGGCAGTTATTCACCCAGTTTCCCTGCCCATTTAATGGTCCTTCGGTGTATGCTTGAAAATCATCAGTAAGATAAGGATCGACTTTACCCGAGAGAGTACCTTTCCCGACCAATGTTCCACTTACCGTAGCAACTCCATTAGACACTCCAGCAATGGCACCACCTGCAGCTGCTGTTCCTAATGTACCTGTAACTTGACATACTAATTCACCACCAGTCCAATTATCACCATAAGTCTGACCAGTGTCTCTGTATGCAGAAATTCCAATTCGCCCTGTAGTAAAATTACTATCAGTTGCCTCCATCACCAAAACCCCATTCAGGTAGCATTTCAACTGGTTACCCCAAATCTCAAACCTGATAACATCGTCAGTAACTACCCCATCAGAATAAGTATCAAGAGCAGCATATCCACCAGCATAATTTCGCTCCATCGTTCCGTACCCGGAATTAAAAATGGCTTTATAGAATTCTTCACTATCATTTGCACCACATCTTAAAGCAATCCCAACATAATCATTAGCAACCGAAGAACCCACAATTATTTGTGCCCACTGATTTGGATTAACCTGTTTATCATAGGCATAACCAGCATCACCACCTGTACCGGGATAAATTACTTTATTTCCAGAATCATCCAGAATATTTATTTGGGGACTTTCAACCTTACGCCATAAACCCTGATCATCAAGATCACCTGTAGTATAAGAATTGAAATTATCAGTGATTGTTTGAAATATTGTACCAGAAAGATAAGCCTTTGGAGTAAGAGTTCCTGAAACAGTAGCTCCAATAATCTGAGAAATGGAATATTTATCCAGCCAGATAATTTCTCCAGATTCAAAATCACCAAATCCCACATCCGTATTAACTGTATCATCACATACAAAACTCAAACTCTTCCAAGCATACTCGGTGTTTGCTACCCATACCTGTCCCTTCATCCCTGATCTATATGCCATAAACCAAACACCACCTGTATTTACTTTTATCTTCCCTACTATCCTGTAAGCAAGTCCAACGGTAAGATCAGTGGTTAAATCACCTGCTGCATTGAGATAATTATAAGCACCCTGATTATTATCAACATAATTTACTCGCAGTGCTCCATTTTCAAGAGCTATTGTATTAGAACCATATGCAACAAACCCCTCTGTATCCGTCGTAAAATCTCCCTTTCCAGAATCCAATAAACTTGCACCAATTCCTGTAGCACCATGAAGAGAACCTTTGGCAGTAAGAGTACCTGATACCCAACAACCTATTTCACCAGCAGTCCAATCATCTCCACATCCAACAGTATCATTATCAAATCCTGTAACCCCAACTGCACCAGAACCTAAAGCGGGATAACTTGATATTACTGAACTTACATCATAAATACCTCCACCACTCAATACAGTATCTATAACTCCATTAAGATATACTTTTAAAATATTGCCAGTAAGTTCAATACGAAGTACATCTCCAGCAGAAACTCCTGGTCCACCAGAGCCTCCAAGTTCAGTGTAACTACCATTTACAGAATAAAATACCTCTCTTGAGTATTCACGACAATAATATCCAAAATGATAATAAACACCACCAGTATAAGAACACCTTAAAGAAACACCTGTTGGATCATTTGGAGCAGCATCTAAAGTACATTGAGCAAATTGATTTGCATTAAAAGATTCACTTCTTCTTGCACAGTTTTCTGTAGTAGTACCATAAGAATAAAATCTTTTATCCCCAGCAGTATCCCCAATGTACATACTATTTGCAGTAACACTGTTATTTAACCAGTTCCCTTGACCATTTAATGCACCTGTAGAATAAGATTGAAAATCATCAGATAATGTTTGACCAATAACACCAGCAATATATTCAGTTGAGAAAGGTGGGACTAATGTACCTGAACAGGCAGGAGTACAACTCCCATTTGAAACACCTGATATTGGCATGTGGGCACTTAAATGCCCTGTAACATTGGCATTTGCCTCAAGAGTATCAGAACTACCTGCTAATGATCCCTTACCAATCAATGTACCAGTGCAAGGAGCATTTGCCTGAGTAGTATCTGCAGAACCTAATATCCAATCATTCCAAGTGATAATGATCTGACCATTGTTTCCATTTCCCCCAGCTTTAATAGTAGTCCCTAAGTTACCTCCTGCTCCACCACCTCCACCACCGGCTCTGGTTGAAGATGGAGAACCAGAAGTATTTGAAGCCCCTCCTGCCCCACCTGTACTTCCACCCCCTCCTCCTATTCCACCAGCTGATCCTATGGCATTATTTCCTTTTGCTGTATTACCACCTCCTGCTCCTCCCCCACCGGCAACCATTAAGGCATAAGTGGCAGCATTGCCACCGGCATAAGCTATTACATTATAAACGCAGTTTGCTACAGTTCCAGCCACGCCGGGTGTTGAACCTGCTACCAATCCACGACCACCAAATGAAGCTCTTACAGCACTATTATTAAACTGACTATTCGTTCCATTTACTCCATTGGCATTATTAGTTGTTGATCCTGCTCCTCCATTACCTATACCAATAGTATATACTGTATCTTTAACACAGGTTACTGTTGATTTAGCATAAGCCCCTCCTCCTCCCCCATTTGATCCATGAGCAGCAGAAGTACGGCCATAACTTGCTCCTCCACCTCCTCCTCCCCAACATTCTACCACATAGATAGCATTCTTTGGACAAGTCCAAGAAGTATTAGCTGTACTATTATATGTGTTATTTGGCATAGTTACGTATACGATCAGGTATATTCCACAAATCAAGTATTTCTCTCATCCCCGGAAAATGAACATTTTTACTTTTACCTTGCTCATCTTTCATTGTTTGCTCCCACCCATTTATTTTTTCCTTAACAGGTTGGGTGTAAACATGCCACAGAAATTCTGCATCACTCAATCCTACATCAATCTGTACCTGTTGTAATTTCTTAAATTTTAATCCATAACGGGCTATATTGCGGGAAAGGGTGTAATCATCAATCAGATGATCTATTGTAATAACTGTATTTAGTTCAGGTACGGTAGGAAAGATATTCGTAAGGGCTTCCTTTAAAGTAATGTCAAGAGGATGCCAAAGGTCAAGACACCAATCACTGGCAATAGTCAACCAGTTACACGACCCAATGTTACGTCCGTCCCTGCGAAAGTAACTATCATATTTCCACCGGATGTTTCCCATATCGTTACCGTTATGAGCTACTGTATCTTTAGGTAAATATTCTGTCCAATCAATTGTTTCAGGATGTACGATTGCATCCGAATCAATATAAATATTCCAATCATTGTCCATTTCCTGACCTAACTGAAATATCTGCATTTTCTCGTAGACCACTGGCCAATCGGGGAACTTCCTTTTGGTAATAACATGAAAGTCTGCCCCAATTTTGTTAGCCCAGTACCGTATCAGTGGATATGTAATCCGTGTTATTTCAGGAGCATATCCATTGATATTCAAAGTGAAAACTGTCTTTTTTAGTCCCATGATTAGAAACAAAGCATGCCCGCCCCGTCAGTGAGACGGGCATATGTTTTGTCCACTTTAAATTAGTCTTCATTGACATCAAGATCACCTATGGCAAATTCCGGTGTAATACCAGAACTTACGGCAAGGTTCGATGTCAGGTCTCCCCAATAGATAGCATCATCAACAGAAACTGTTGCAGCCGTATTTATAGAGAAAGCACATAAGGTTGCCCCAGTTACTCCGCAAGTTGGGAAAGTGATCGCTGCCGTATTGGATGCATTGTTGGTTGTTACAGTCCAACCACCCGATGTACGAGCAACCGCAATCCTTGTGTAATTGGTATATACGGTTTCTGTTCCCTGAGCAGAATCTGTAGGAGCTGCCGTATACAGAGCAACATAAAAGTTGCCTGCTGTCGTAGAACCTCTCAGTCCAGTGGCATCGCCAATGGGTGTCAGATTAGCATTCTGAAAAATTAAATCCAGAAGTGCATGTTCAAAATTGTCTTTTTTACTTCCAGCCATTTTACATAAATTTTAATTGTTAGTACTAATTGAACTCCTTATATTTCGATATTATAAGTTCCTTGTGCTAAAGTGTATGTTTTTAACTCTCCACAATCATTGGTAAGAGTATACTCTGTACCTGGAGGTGTACTAATAGCATTAGCATTACCATAACCCGTACCACACGTAATAATAGATGGTTGACTCCACCACCACGGATAATATGGCCATACGGGGTAAACTACAGGTTGAATCACCTGCGGAGAGTTCCAGATGATTGTAACATTTGTTTCCAGAGAAAAAGTTTTCCAAACTCCATTGGGTAGAAGTCTTTCCAAAGTTTCTGTCAATTCCAAAAGGCTTACTGTTCCTTCAACCTTTATGGTTTTTGATGTTGTGTCAATTTGTAATTTCATAATTTGATTAATTTAAGCGGGTTTATAATATA